ACCGGGGCCACCAGGTGAGTGATGGAGCTGCTTTTACAGGCCGCAGCTTACCGAAGGAGCATTCCCTATGGAAACAAAAAAGAGAACCGACAGAGCGGAAAGCCAGCTATTGGCTCCTGCACCGATAGCCAGCATATAGAAAGAACTCCCGGCGCAACTGCCGCACCTAAGGCGCTGGTGACACACCCTTTCGTTATCCGGCGGCGTTCTTTCATATATCCCAACCTGCGCGGGTCGTGGCATCCCTACCGTGCCAGATAATAGGACGCTCGCCGCGCTGGGTTAGGTGCTGAAAAACAAAACACAAAATGCAGAAAAGAAGTCAAAGCTTCACCTGCCTTTCGTATTTTATTCTCCCTTTCGGGATGGTCCTGGGATTCGGGATTGAACCAAATCATACACACCAGCGCCCAGGATATGGAGGGCGGGGCAGGGGAAGAACCCCCGCCCCTATACCAAATAGGAGGGGTGGCTATTGCCGCCGCCACCCGGCGGAAGAAGCATGCGGAAGCCCGAAAGGACAAAGACTTCCTTGCTATTATTATACCATATTCTACCGTATCGTTCCACGAAAATCTGTGTTTTTGCTAATTCTTTGGACAATATGTCCATCTGTTAATCAGCATATTTGAAAATCACGCCGTCGATGAACGACTTATTTCTAATTCGTCTGTGCAAGCCACTTGTGGATAGGTAATTTTCCCGCGCAGCAGCCCTTGCGCTGGGATAGAATTTCAATACCTTACCCCATTTGTCCGTCTTGGCCACAATTCGGCAATTTGGGCTTCTGCGCTCCTTGTTGAAGTCCGCCCTTGTTACAAACTCCAAATTATTTACCGCGCAATTTTGATAATTTCCGTCCTTGTGCCGCAGGATCATGCCCTCCCGTTTCCCGCCAAGGAAAACATCACACACGACATCTTTTACTCGAATTGTTTTACCGGCAATTTGAATAGTGACGTTGCCGTTGTGCGACTGTTGGCGCATGATTCGTGGATTTTCAGCCCTTTCTCTGGAATGGTCCCAACGTTGTTTTATCCAGCTTCGGATTTCGCCGAAATTAGAAACATCATACCACCCGTCAGTGCCGGGAATCGGCAGCCACACCTCTCTCAAGCCTGCCCTCCAATTCTATCAAGCAAGGCCACAAGACCCCGCACTTCCAACGGATCAACGCCCGTTTCCTTCTTCAACTTATCCAGGCGATAGGTGATAGTGTGCCGGTGGCAAAATAGTTCCCGCGCCACCTTGCTAATCATCATCCGGTTCTTTTCGAGCGAAAGAAGAACCTTCTTGTCGAAATCATCCATATTATCCCCCCGCTTTTTTCAGCTTCCAGAAATCATTGATAGCATCCCGGACCGGGTCCGTTTTACGTTGTGATCTAGCGTACTCTAGTATCTCCAAATCACGTTCATAATGCTCTTTGCACATCTGCCGTCCTGGTAGCGCTGGGCGTTCGCAGTAACGGCACTCCCCTACTGGTTTCCGTATATACCGTTCTCTGTGTTTTCTGTTGCGCCGCAACCTACATTCATTGCAGAACGCCTGCCCTTTGTAGGCCGGTTTGCCGCATGCTGTACATAGCCCTGCCGCTTTTCGCTGCGCGTACAAGGTTTTCATACTTTCCCTGTTGCGCTCTTCCCGTTTTTTCTTTTCATCTTGGGATAGTTTGGCGTTACAGGCGTTATTTAGCTCTACACTGATAGAAAGGCATTCCAGGCATTTATACCGCCCAGGGGCGGCGCGTTCTTTCATGCAGCGAACGCACAGCCCCCTAGCTTTGGCCCATTCATAACTCTGCTTCTTATACCGCAAATCCCGTTGCCTGATTTCCTGCGCTGTCAGAGCCATTATTCAACGCCCCCGGTTATTAGCTCGGAGTATGGGAGTGTTTCAATCCAGCGGCAAAACTCCCTCCACTCGGTGAGCTTGTGATTGCGCCGAGCACGGTAAATGTTGGCTAGAACTTCATAGTTTAGCATCAGGGTTCGGCGCTGGTTGTAGTTAGAGGGAAGGAATTGAATAATCTGCCTCCACCAGATTTTTTCACCCGTTTCAAGATACATTTCTCTGCATCTATTTAGCAGCTCAACGATAGTGCAAAACACTTCGTAAGGCGACCAATCGACACGTTCTTGCCATCTCGCAGAAATGATAGGCCGATCACATGAATCCAAAATGTCTTCACAGCTGAAATCGCCCACGAAAAACGGCTTCTTATGGATGCTGTGCATCGTAGAGCAGGAGTTAGACACCGTACCAACCTTGTACGTTTCAAGTTCCTTGTACCAGTACAGCGGTGCAGTAACATCCACGTACACCACGATCATCCGCATAAATTTGCGGTGATCTGTGCCAGCCTTAACAAGGCGCATCATCAAGTCGTGGTCGTTTGAGCCAACTTCGTAGCGACTTGCGATGATATGCCCGTCTTCTTGGCGCAGGTATTCGCTATCCGACTTGTCCCAGCTGTTGTGAGGGTTCCGCATCCCTCTGATAGCGGCTTCCCAGCCCACTACCTCTGTGTGTTCAAACTCGATCATTGGTTCTCCTTTCCAACTTGTGCTTTTTTTGCACAAGTTTCCCGTTAATACTTTATTTCGTCACCGACCATGCTGAAATCTGGAATCCCGTATACATCGGCGGCATAGAATTCCACTTTACATCCTCTTGCTTCGCTCCACCCCTTGCACAGGATGATAGCATCCGCGTCTGCCATTACTTTCAGGCTCTCGCCAAGAAACCACATCGGTTTCGCTTTGGCGGGAGCGCCCTGGAAGAAACTCTCCAGGACCTCCACATCATCACCCCACTTAGCTTTAGCAGCCTCGATAACTCGCTCCCGTTCTGCCAGGATTTCGGCGTCGGTTTTGCCCCGCATGGGCTGAGAGATAAAAATCTTCATCAAACATCATCCTTTCCGTATACGTCTGCCGCGATTTCACCGGCGCAGGCGGCATACCCAGCCATATCAACCCAGTTGTCCTGGTGTTTTGGGTTCTCCTTTGCCCTGCCGACTTTTAACAGGATCATCATCTGCGCCACGTCAACCGGCGTGATCTCGCGGCCAATATCCAGATAGGCCGTCCACAAATCAGCGATAGCACTAAAGCTGTCCTCTGGTTTTCCGTATTGATCCTGCCGGTCGTTGCACACGCACTTTTCAGCGGCTTCCAGAATGGTTTTGCGGGTGGTGGGTTTTGCGTTCTGGTATTCCAACACATCGACGCACCCATTCCAAGCCCCCTTTTCCTCCAGATCACTGCGCAGGCTAAACGGGCCTTCATGGCCGCATTCCATACAACGGACAAAATATCGTGTCTCTTCGCCTTTGGTTACGGCGATAGCCTGCAAGGTTTTCCCACCGCAAATGGGGCAGGGTTTCGTCCTAAATTCCATTATTTCCCCTCCATTTCCAACTTTTTCATCTCAGCGATAGCCAACGCCGCCTTGTGCATGGCCTTACGTTCATCCAACTTTGCCACCACCTGCACGGTTTCCGCCGTGCAGATAATAGCCAGGGCCTCCAGCCAGAACACCATCCAGGGATGTGCTAACATCCATTCCAAAATTTTTCCTCCTTTCTAACCGTGTTGGAATCGACACGATTACTCGAAATCGTAGTGGTCGAACAACCAACGCAGTGCGTGTTGAAGTTCTTCTTTAGATAGGTCCCAGTGCGTTAAATCAGTCATAGCAACGCGCTCTATCGCGTAGGTCATGGCCTCAAAGGTCAGCTCATCACCCTCCAGGTAGGTCAGACTGTGTTTCACAATGTTCACAGCTGTTTCATCATCCATATAGGCGGTCGGAAATTTTATGAGGCCGTCCATTATTCCACCTCCGGCGGTTCCGGCAGGAGCATCCAGTAATCGGGATCAACAACAATCTCCAGGCCTGGGGAATTGAATTTTCTAGCTACCCAGCAGTTCTGTTCCTTGTAATTGTTAGTCAAACACCCAACCAGTTCATAGCCACTTTCAAAATGTAGTAGCACCATGCGTCGTTTTTCCGGCAACCGTTCTGTCACCGGAATCCATCTGCTTCGTTCCAGCGCCTCCAGAATCATCTTGTACACCTCCCTAGCCCCAGGCATGGGAGTGTTGTCTGCGTGGCGTTGGAGCCACGTTCTTGCTTCGTCAATCGTCATTTGGCACCTCCTGCATGTCCGCACCGCAGTTGGGGCAGTAGGGCATTCCAGATAAATCAACCCATTCCGACTGTTTTCCGTTTATCCGCAACAAGCCATGCATACATTCGCTGCATGTCGTACCGGTTCCGACCCTTACCCAATGCCCCCGCCTCACCGGGGCCACATCAGCGGCAGGCTGGTTTGCCACCAGGCTAACAACCCCCACTGTGTCCCACTCGCTAAGTGGGCTTCCGCCGATTTTGCTGATAGCCTCTAACAAGGCTTCTCGGTCGATATAAGCAGCCATTTCCGTTCCATCTTTTATTCCATCATCTTCGCGCCACAGGCTTCGCACACGCCGCGAATATGGCCATTGTAGGCGGCTCTGGTGATTACAAAGGCATGTTCCGTGCCGCAAAATAAACAAGCCATCCGCTCTACTTTCTTGCGCTCCCGCACGGTATCATCTGGCAGGAATTTCTGCCCACAATACGGACACTGATCCACGGAACCCGTTATATCCCCGCAGGCCGGGCACGTCGGCACCTTGCAGCCGTATTCCTCGGCCCACTCGATGGGCAAGGGCGGCTTGTTTTCGTTTGCTTTTCTCATTTTTTGATCACCTTTCATTATGCATCCCCCATCTCCTGGAACAGCCTGGACGGGGTAGCCGCATCCTGGCCGACGTATTTCCCGACGTATTCATCCAGAATCACGCCGCAGATTGTGTGGTAATAGATTTGGCAGATTTCCATGCCGGGGTAGATACGCACCGGCTCGGTGGCGGCCAGCTCCAGCGTCCAACGGCCCCGGAACCCAATATCACCAAAACCCGCTGTAACGTGTACAGCCAGTCCCAGACGGCCCACAGAGGAGCGCCCAACCAGCATGGGGACCAGGTTCCGAGTCTCCGTCCACTCCTCCGTGGACGCGATATACACGCGCCCAGGTTTCAGGATGTATCCCTCCGGCGGGATAACGATCTCCCGTGTCCGATTGTTCCGCCGTGGATCTAATACAGCCTCCGTGTAGACCAACATTTTGTCCAGCAAACGCAGATTGTAGCTGTTTGGGCCAAGCTGCTGATCGTTGTATGGGTGTATGATGATATCCCCTTTGCACATGCGCTGACGGATTTCGTTGCCCGATAAAATGCCGTATTGGTTCAATTCCTTCATTTATTTTCCTCCCATGCGAGGCACAAGGCCCCGCGATTGTTAGATTTTAGATTAAATGTCGAAGCCGAAGCACACGCCAAAACTGTAGCTAGCGCTGATGGTGCCGCTGCTGCCGTCGCCGCCCACACCGCAAAAGGCCATGGAGTGGGACGCATACGGGGATGCCAGCCAGTACGGGAACGGGACACCGTTCAGCGTTTTAACTCGGTTTTCCTTCTCGGAGTAACGAGCAAGCACTTCACACACCTCTTCATTCCCGTATTTGTTTTTCCCAAAAACTTCCTTCTCTCGCAATAATCTGAGTGGCTCAGTTACAACTCCTTGTAAATCGTCCGGCAACAAGTGGAAGAGCTTATCCAGATATGCCTCCATCGTGCTCAACTGCTCTCCATTTTCTGCAGCCCAGTTCGCACTCATGCAATGGGCATCTTCGAGCAGGTTTTTTGTGAAAAACGTTGCGCTTCTGTGCCCTGCACGTTCGCACACCAGCGTAACTTTTTCGCCAGTTTTCAGCACAATGTCGATTTCATCACCGACATTCAGCGGGTTAGACGCGAACTCAATATCGTCCTTCAGTTCCTTCCATGTCGTTTCCAATGTGCAGTTTTTCTTGATTTTGATCATTGGTTTTCCTCCTTTTTTGTTGGTTTATAGAAATGGTTCATACTCCGGTGAGCCTCATTTGCTGCACCTGTTGCATATCATGCACAGGCCCCAGCATCTCTTTTTTTGCCTGCTGGTAGAAATTCTTATCTACCTCAAAACCGTAAGCGTTCCGTCCGATTTCAAAAGCGGCGCGGAGCGTTGAGGCACTTCCGGCGCACGGGTCGATCACCACGTCACCAGGATCGGTAAAAATCTCGATCAGCCGTCGCAAAACAGAAATTGGTTTCTGGGTTGGATGGATCTTCGGGTACTCGCGGGATGATTCTCGCCGCCACTCGAACCAGTTGAATACCATGTGTCCGCCGTTGTTGAACTTTGGTAGTTTATCCCGGTAGAGAACCACAGCGAACTCCGTTGCCCCAACGATTTTCATGTTCGCCTTTAGCACCTGGGCAGAATAGTTTTTGCAGAAAAATAACGGGTAATTTTTCTTGAACCCATAGCGCTTGCCGTACTCAATCACGGTTTGCATCTGTTCAAACGCGCAGAAAACGATCATTGCGGGCGCTTTTCCACGTTCTTTTGGCTCTTTAATCAGCAGCTTATTGCAAAAATGCATGTATTCTGCGATTCTAAAATTTCCGTCCGTGTTGAAAAATGACGCCCTGGCTTTCTTACTCTCCCCGTTCTTGTTATCGCCACCCTGGTACCACATGGGATTGCTGGCATAGGCGTCCGCCCCGATGTTGTAGGGGATATCGGCAATCACCAGTTGCGCTTTCGGGATGTTGTAGCTCTTGTAGTTCTGGAAATTGTCGTGGTACAGTTCGCATTTCAGTTCCATTCAACCACCTCTCACGCCCGTTTTGGTGTATTTATTTCCGTGCCGGTCCACATGCTGGGACGGCGCATCTGCGCACGGCCAATGCAAGCGTTCGTACATAATCCGCTGGGCTAATTTGGCGTCCTTCGTTGCTACACCGTTAGCGCCTTTCTCCATGGCTATCCTTCTGATTTCCAATTCCGGAAGCTGCTCCATATCCTCACGTTTCATAGCCCACCTCCTGGAACATCCGGGACGGAGTAGCACCGCGCTGGTCCTGGTACTTTCCGTGATACCCTTCCAAGACTTCGCCTTCGATTTCTTCATACGAAATCTGGCAAATTTCCATGCCGGGATAAATTCGGATGGGCTGGGCGGCCACCAGTTCCAACGTCCACTGTCCACGGAAACAAACATCCCCGAAGCCAGCTGTCAGATGCACCATCAGCCCCAAGCGGGCGATGGACGAACGCCCATCCAGTTTGGGCACCAGATTCCGGGTTTCGGTGTATTCCACCGTAGACCCCAGGTACACACGCCCAGGGCGCAGGACGTACCCTTCCGGCGGGATAGTGATGGTTTCCGTGCGGTTTTCTCGCTTGGCATCCACTACGGCTTCCCGGTAGATTACCAACTTGTCGGCAATCCGCAGGTTGTAGCTGTTGGGATTCAATTGGGTTTCGTTGTACGGTTCGATCACAATGTCCCCGGCGGCAATGCGCTGCCGGATTTCGTTCCCTGATAAGATCATTGGTTTTCCTCCTATGCGGGGCACAAGGCCCCGCGATTTTTAGATCTTGGATTAAATATCAAAGCCGAAACAAACGCCGTAGCTGCCGCTGGCGCCGTAGCAGTCGCTACTTCCGTCTCTTTCCACACAGCAAAAGCCCGTGGAGTTGGACGCATGCGGGGACGCCAACCAATACGGAAACGGAACGCCGGTCAGCGTTTTAACCCGGTTTTCCTCTTTGAAGTAACGAGGAAGCGGTTCACACGTTTCTTCCTTTCCGTATTTGTTTTCTCCAAAAACCTCTTTCTCGCGCAACAACCGGAGTGGTTCGGTTATAATCCCCTGCAACTCGTCTGGTAACAAACGAAACAGTTTGCCAAGATATGCCTCCATCGTGCTCAACTGCTCTCCATTTTCTGCAGCCCAGTTCGCACTCATGCAATGGGCATCTTCGAGCAGGTTTTTTGTGAAAAACGTTGCGCTTCTGTGCCCTGCACGTTCGCACACCAGCGTAACTTTTTCGCCAGTTTTCAGCACAATGTCGATTTCATCACCGACATTCAGCGGGTTAGACGCGGACTCAATATCGTCCTTCAGTTCCTTCCATGTTGTTTCCAATGTGCAGTTTTTCTTGATTTTGATCATTGGTTTTCCTCCTTTTTCGCGGGGTCACGGAAATGGTTGTCTTGCAGGCCTTCTGTTCTGGGCTTGTTCTTTTGCGGTAGCCCATCTGCAATTTTCTGGGCAATAATCACCATTGTTGTCAATTCGCTCAATCGTACACTGCCCGCGTTCGGCGTTTGGGTTGTAACCATGTCGAAAAGCCCATGCCTTAAACACAGCGTAATCGTCAGCCCATTCTTTGCATACGGAAATTCCGCGCCCACCCCAATCCTTGTATCGTGGATTGTTAGGGCTTGTACACCTGGAACGCATGGAACGCCAAACGTAATACAGCTTTTCATGCGACCCGCTGTGTTTTGTTACAGAATCCCTTGATTTCCTGCTATTTTCGGCAGAAGTTTTTCTGTGTAAGCAACCGCATGATTTCGTTGTTCCATCTCTCAAGCCGTCCCATATAGTCACTTTTTCGTTGCCGCAATCGCATTTGCATCTCCAAAGCTGCCGATTATATTTATTTTTTCCAGCCGGTTCAATGGCGATCAAAAAACCGAACCTTCTACCGGTTACATCAATCATCCCTGTCAAGCCCCCTAACCAAGACCTTGATGTTCCCTTCTTCGTGGAATTGGATCTTGATGCCCTTCACAAACTTCCGGCTATCATCCTCGATAACCCAACCTTTCAGGCTATCTTCAATCGCTTTCACTAGGACGGCGTGATTAGAGCAATCTAGGCCATCATCAAACCAGAAAAACAATTCCACGGGGCCTGGGTAAATTCTCTGCGGAACACCAGCGCGGCGCATACACCAACGTGTCAGAGCGTGTAATTCTTTTGCATCTTCTTTCCGTTTGGCCCAGTGTTTTCCGGCATAGTAGGCATTTAGCCCAAAACGTTTATTCCATATCGCCATAGCCTTTTTTCCTGCCGGATATGGGATGGTGAAACTGCAAACCGTCACTGCGCCACCTCCCGGAATCGCCGCAACGCATCCTGTCTCTGCCGTTCCCAATCAACCGGTGTAGGCGGCGTGTAGTCAGCAGGCTTCTTTTTCGCCCCGGCCTGCTGCATCAGGATAGCTTTGGTTTTCTCCATGTCAGCCTTGATATCCTCCACCGTCCGCACCCTGGGCGGCAACGCCGCCGGTTTGGGTTCCTCCGGCATCCGTGGAAGAGCGGCGGCAAATGTTTTTGCCAACGCCTGCACATCTTTTGGCAGGGCTTCAAAATCCCGCCTACTCTGGGCCTTTGCCCGAAAACTGCGTTGCAGGTTGGATGCAACCACGGACTGCACCGTTGCCTCATCCATCCGCGCCCACTCTCGCAACTGTTGGGGCGCATGCACCACGTCCTGGAGAATGGGCGGCAGTTTGGAAAATTCCTCTTCGGCGTTGTAGCTACTGTTCCGCAGCGCCTTGGCGATATACGTCCATGCCTCCTGCTCGGTCATTTCGTCCGGGTTGGAAATCTGCCGGACTTTGGCTTTCACAGCCCCGATAGGGGGCGGGAAAGAATCGGTTTTCGTGGCGATCAATCCCTTCACGGCGGCGGCAACAACTGCGTAATCATCACCAGCAAACATCTCTGCCCACAGAGCAACCACGCTTTCGGCATCAGCCCGCTTCATGTCCCGGTAATAGCTGGGATAGGCCGCTTTCAACACGGACATGATAGCCAGGGTTTCAGTTCTATCCACTCAATCCACGCTCCTCGTTCAGCAATTCCAGGAATGGGTTTGACGTTTCAAACCCCGTTCCACCCTTAGCAGGGGACGTTTTACTGCCGCCCCGATCCTGTTCCTTGGACAACCACCGGTTGACAAATGCGTTGATGCCGCGTTTCGTTTTTCGTCTGCTTGGGTTGGCATTCAACCAGCCAACCATGCCCCGAAGCTGCTGTATCACGTCGACAGCAGGGTACAGGCCCGCCCATTCATGGCACTGCTCCTGGGAGATTGGGTAAAAGCTCCCATCATTCAGCGGCAGGGAGATAACCGGCGGGGAGACGGTTTCCGGCTCCGCGCTATCTTCCCCGTCTATGTCTATATCAACGTCAGTGTCTATGTCTATGTCAGTGTCTATGTCAATGTCTATATCAAGGTTTTTTGGGTTTTGCTTTTTAAGGGTTGGGTTTTTTGGGTTTTTGTTTTCTGGTTTGCCTTTCTTTGGGCGTCCGCCACGCTTCCCGTTTTCCCGTTGCTTTTCGATGTATTCATCGTGTGCGGCATCGTCTCGGTCAATCTGGGACCGAAGAACGACGAACGCAATTTTCTCTGCCCCTTTCAGGGGCGGGACTTCTTCGCCGTTGGCGTACTGCATGATTGCCAGGAATAACCTCCCACGCTCTTCATCATCCAGCTCTTTAGCTACGTCGATGAAATCCCGATAGATTTTTATGTACGGCAACATCTGAGTTGTCCCCTCCCTAGAGCCGCCCTATCAGAAGGGCAGCTCTCCATCATCTCCTGTGAGGTCGCTGAACTCCGGTTCAGTATAGTTTCCGCTCGGTTGATTGCTTCCGCCACTCTTCGGCCCACAGAAATGAGCCTGCGACACGATCAACTCCGTCACCTGCCGGTCGTTCCCGTCCCGGTCGGTGTAACCTCTGGTGTTCAACTCGCCCTCTACGACGATCTCCTGACCCTTGCCGAAATGCTTGCAGAGCATCTCGGCGGTGCCTCTCCATGCCACACAGCTGAGGAACAGCTTGGTTTCCGTTTCCTTGTATTTTCGGCTCCAAGCCACCCGGAACGATGCAACAGCAACGCCGCTCTGGGTGTGTCGAAGCTCTGGCTGGGCCACCAAACGGCCCTGCAAAATCATATGATTTACCATGATGGTATCTTCCTTTCGTTACAGTCTGTACGGCACAACTTCGTCGTACCGAAGGAGCGTTGGGATTTCCTTCTTTTCCAGAAGGCGGCGCAGTTCGGCGGGAGTGTAATACACTCTAGCGCCGATCTTAATAGGCGTGACCAACCCGCGTTTCCGAATGCAATCAAGTGTTGCAACGCTGATTCTCAGGCAATCAGCCGCTTCCTTCTTAGTCAGTAGCAGGTTTTCCATTGTCCTTCCTCCTTTTCAGATGCCAGACCTTGCAGAGTGTTTTATCTAGGATAATCCCACCCGGCAGGTGGTACCTCTCAAAAAACTTGCTATCTGGCATGGTGTGGGCCAACTGGTGCATCTCCGGGGACAAAGGTAAAACCTCCATGCCTTCGTGCACGATGTCCGTCCTATCTCGCCCCATAGCCACCCGGTCAATGTGGTGGAGTTGGGCTGGCCTGCCGGTGATGCAGCATTTTTTGTGTGCTAGGCAGCTATACAGGTAATCCTCTACATCATCCACTATATCCAGCAGTGGGAATCGTGTTGGGATATCCCAATCGACGATGAATCGCACAAGAAACCGTTGGAACCCGCAAACCAGGGACATAGGAGCGTTGCTCAGGGAAAAGATTTGATTTCCCATATCCTCCGTGTCTTCCAGAAGATACTTTAGCTTCATGCGCTCCTTTGTCATATCCTTGCCCTCCCCGGTGTAGTCAGCAATTTCACCGAGGAGGGCGTAACAGGCTTTACGTTGCCTGTCAGATAGTGGTCTGCTATCAATAGGCTGCACCAAGCACTTCTTGTACTGCCGCTTAGTCATTAACTCCCAATCGCGGTAGGGCACCCGAATAACCAGCTCTGCCGTTCGTTCATCGTAATCAACGATACGGCCTTGCAGCACCTCTGTTGGCGTTCTCATCCGGCGCTTTCATCCTGTTGTTCTGCATGTTTCATGCAATCGGAACACAGGCACCGCCCGAATTTTTTCCGGCTGTAGTCAGCCAGGAAATTAGGGCTGAGGAGTTGCCCTTTTTTGGATAACGTGGCGATAATATCACTACCGCACTGTTCACATTTTGGCAGAGTGGTTTGTTCTGCCGGTTCCGGGTTGTTGTACTTCGTCCGGCCAGCTTGCCAGTAAACATCCGCCCCAACACCCAAAGCTTTTGCTGCTACACTGATAGCATCAGTAAGCGCCATTTTGAAGCACTCGTCGCTGGTGTACATGCCATTCTTTTCCTTGGTGACGAACATCGAGCCACCAGTTCCAGGAACTCCGGCGCTAATCTCGCCGGTGTCCTTAGCAACGTAGTACAGCATAATATCAACGAATGCAGCAATCTCACCGTTGGCTCCAGGCTGTAACGTTTTGTTGGTGATCTCGTATCTCCAACCGATACCACAGGGGCCAAACTGTTCCGTCAACGCCTGAATACGCCACATGGGATTGATGTCCGTCATACCCTTCAACCGGCCGCCGCCGATATGTTTCTGGGCGTTTTCTGGTGCCTCGCGCAATGCGTTGTACAGTTCCATGTTGTCCATCATTTCACCCCCAGACTACGCCGCTCCACCAGCCGCACACCAGGCGGGTCCAGCGGGTGGTCTTCTTTCAGCCACTTCAACAAGTTTGCCTTGTTGATTTCTGGCTGTTTGTAACGAACGAAGGTATCTTCCTGCCCGTTCAGGCAGGCCCAGTTGATAAGGGCATCTTCATCGTCCACCTCAACTGCTTTGCTGCTGCGGAAGGACACCACACAGCGGGGGGTGCTAAACTTCTGCCCATCCAGGGCCTCATCAAGCACAGCTTCCAGCCGCGCCACCTTGTTCTCCGCCACCCGGCGGCGCTCGGTGAGGGCCTGGGCCTCTGCTTTCAGGCCGCGCACATCGTCCTTCAAGTTTTTAATCAGGCAGGCGATGTTCTCGATCTTCTGGTCCCGCTCCATTTGCAGGCCCATCAACTCATCGAGATTGTTGATCTCACCCGTTTCCGGGTCGGTGCCGTGGGCGATAGCCGTCATGAGAGCGGCGTCGATTTCATACAGGGTCATTTGTCAGTCCTCCTTCGCGGATATACCCTTTCAGGGCATCCAGCCGTTCCATCAGGTAGCGGTACAGCACATACTCATGGTTGTTTTCTACCCAAGCAAAGAAATCATCAAAATCGGCGGCTGTGAAAATCTTGATTTCGTCCATCGTCACCGGAATGTTGATTTCCATAGGAAATAGGGCGCTTCCGTTTTCCATTTGACAAATCCCGTCCTTTCTGGTACTATATCCATAGTTTTTTCTTTCCTTTGCCGCTTGCAGGGTTTCGGCCCCTGTGGGCGGCATTTTCATTTACCCAGCTTTTCGGCCCACTTCCGCACCCGGTAGACCGTGACGCCGTACTGCCGGGCTAGTTTGGCTTTTGACCACCCGGCCCGAAGCCGAACAGCAAAGTGTGGTGGGATAGGGAATTTCTCCCGTTGATTCTGCAAATACTTGCAGCCATTCGGCCTACACGTCTCGCGTGGGCATTTCAGGCAAATTTCAACCATCTCCGGGTTTTCGTCCTTGCGATATGGCCCACGGCGTTCAGCATCACCAGTTTCGGCGTCCCTCCACGGCCTCTGAGCAGGCACTGTGAATTCGTGCTTCATGGAGATCACACCAACCGCAGCGGGATACCGGCGTTATGCAAGGCAGCGTTGATGTTGGCCTTGCGCCGGTTGCGGATACGCTTCCGCCGGGCTTCCCGCGCCTTGCGGACTTCCTCATCACGCCGACGCTCGGCGTTCTTCTCCAGCGTGTGGCTGATAGCCCGTACCAGGGCCTCGATATCAGCCCATTCCCGCTCGGTGTTGCGGGTTTTGATTTCCTGTACAGTAGTCATTATTGTTCCCCTTTCATTCTGTTATTGTTTGCCTGCCAGATACAACAGCATCGTCTCCGATCCATGCCTCGCCCGTTATCGTGGCGAAACCGTAGACCTCGGCGTTTCCACCAACCCAGGCACGTTCCTTGATCTTCGCCCGTTCGTATACCCAAGCGTTTTCGCAGACGATGGCATCGTCGGAAACACGCGCATAATCAAACACGCATGCATCGTTGTATATCCAGCACATTCCTGCGTGGGACAGGTTCGCAGTGGATTGAACAAACCCACCTTTGTCCCACTCTTTCACATCTCCAAACGATACCGCAGCACGAATGCGATACAGCTTCTTATCGCCGATTCGTTTAACCTCATCGGTCAGCACATATTTTCTTCGCGTTTCCTACACCAACCTTTCAGCAGGCCATCCAACGGGCCAAGTTGATGATTGGTACCACATGGTACCGCTTCGCCCGTCCAACGGGCTTCATGGGAAAGTCTCTGCTCTCCCGCAAGGTTTGAGGTTTGCACCCCACCAGTCGGGCGGCTTCCGCCACCGTGATCGTCTCCCGCTCAGGAAACAGTTCCCGGAGACGGGTAAGGTGGTCGTGAAATGTTGCTTTCTCCATCTTCCTTCCCCCTTTCCTTGTTGTAAGCCATGTAGCGGTCGATCTCCCGTGCCACTTCATACAGCACTTGCAGTGCGTACAGCTTACCTTCCGGGTCGGCGTTTTCCAGCCTGGTTTTTGCGTGGGCCAGGTCCTCTTGCAGGACTTTCAGATAGGCCGGGTCGGGTTTCTTCGGCCCGTCGGTATCCTCGCCCTTGAACACCAACCACTTGTCCCACACGATGAAGGATAGCGTGACTTCCGCATAGCTGTTCTCGGCGTGTTCCCGGATGGTGTAGGCGGTAACGTCCTCGATCTCCGTCCCATCAACCAGGACGGCAACCTTGCCGTTCTCTGGTTTCACTACAAACTTCTTCGCCATGGTATCGCCTCCTTTCAGCGGCTCTCGCGTCTGTCGCTAAGACCGAGCAGGTAGTCCGACGAACAACCGAACAGCTTACACAAGTTAATCAGATTGTTTGCCGGGATAAAGGTAACGCCCCGCACATAACTGTTATAGGTTTCCGGGGTGACACCCAAAACCTGGGCAACCTTGTACTTCGGGATACCTTTTCGGCCACGTTCCGCCTCGATATTAGGAAAAGTCATTTTTGTCACCTCCTTGCGGTACGCGTTTCTCGTAATCACAATGCTAGTATATACGCGTTTCTCGTAATTGTCAAGGGTTTTTAGAAAAAAATTACGCAAATCTCGTAATTTTTCCGTTGACATTCTGACTTTCGTATGTTATATTCTAAACGTACCAAGGAGTACAAGGAGAATCAAAAAATGAAGCTAAGAATAAGAGAAGCGCGTATCCATGCAGGCTTTACACAAAAAGAACTTGCCGATAAACTCGGTGTAGCTTTGACTACACTGAGCGGATACGAAACAGGAAGATCGGACCCAAAAACAGAGTATCTTATCCCTATTTCCATACTTTGCAATACGACGGTTGATTTCCTTATCGGTCTGACAGACAAAATAGAAAAAGACCCCCCTGCCCCGCAACCTGCGAAGCAGAAGGATCTTGTTTCTAAGGAAGATGTCGAAAATGTTCTAGTGGCCCTTGGTATTACCCAGCCCGGCGAACATTTGACCGACGCTGATCTAGAATTTCTTTCTGGTATTGTTTCTTTGATTCGGACCTGGTTCGACCAGAAGGGCAAGCAGGGTTAGCACCCTGCGCGGTTCGGCACACCGGTTGATGATTTCGGTTAGTTTATCGTTGTTTCCGTAGGTGGTTGTGTATTTCATGTGATCCTCCCTGTTCCTGCGTTACCGTGGAATTGCAAAAGCCACCGGTAAACAATGTGCAACTGCCGTTCGTTCAGCCCTTCCAAAACTGCACGAATCTGCGCCATCAAAAGCGTCCTTTCCATTATACTCACCTGTTTCGTTCGGTATTTGGGAAGGGAAGATTTTGTTCTATCTAAGAATTTACCACTTTTTGGTAATAAAGTAAAGGCTTACTTATCTTTGGATGATGGACACATTTTGGTAAAACGTCCTTTTACTGTGTACCCAAGCCGCTGGAGGGCGGCAATAAATATATTTGGAGGTAAAAAATGAAGAAGAGAGTGTTAGCGGGCCTGACTGGTACCCTGTTGATGCTGTCCCTGTGCGCCTGCGGAAGCAGTGGCGGCACGACGGATGCACCGGCAGCGGATTCCGAGCAGGCAACCCCGCCTAGTTTGGTGGGCGAATGGGAAGCCAAGCTGTCCGATGAGGTGAGTCAGAAAGCCACAATCACCGATGATTCTATCACGGTCGATTGGGTGGTAGATGGTGATTCTATGCTGTACTGGGCTGGTACCTACACCGCACCCACCACGGCAGATGAACCCTATACCTGGGATTCTCAGAACGACACAGAACAGACTAGCACCGCGCTCATGGCATCCCCGGACGAAACCAAGACATTCACCTACCAGGACGGCAAGATCACCTATGACGTGACTGTGGACGGTAGCACCGTTACCGCCACCCTAGAGAAAGTGGACGGTGCCCAATGAAAAAACGTATAGCCGCTATTCTGTTCGGCTCTGCCCTGGCCCTGACATTGTGCGCCTGCGGCGGTGGTGATGCTGGTACGACAACTGATACCAACGAAAACAACGCAGAGAATACCACCCAGGCCGCTGACACTGCCAAGGACGAAGAAACACCCAAAGATACTGCAAACATTTCCACTGATAGCTATGATTTCGCCGTCAAGGGCGCTTCCCTCGCGAAAGACATAGAAGGAAACGATGCTATCATCGTTGATTGCACCTGGACGAATAACAGCGAAGAGACCACGTCCGCACTGGCAGCTTTGATGGGGCAGGCGTTCCAGGACGGCGTACAGTTAGAAAACGCTGCCGTCGAAGATCGGGATGGTGTTTATGACGGGGATGCACAATGGAAGGACATTCGTCCTGGAACCACCCAAGATTTTCAGCTTGCCTACGAATTACCCAACACAACATCTAAGGTAGAATTTGAATTGAGCGTTTTCCTTGGCGGCGCTGACAAAGCAACACAGGAATTTGATCCTGCACAATTGAGCTAAAAAGAGAAGCCGTCCGGGACCCTGAATTCCCAGACGGCTTTTCTGCACCTAGCCCCCACGGCTAGGAGAAAACTGCAACTTTTTCAACTTCTCCGCGTTGCATCGGTACCAGTATAGCAGGGACGCTGTACCAATGCAAGGGCGGAGCGTGGACATATTGAACAAAAAGAAGGGAGCCGCCCAAAATTCGAGTGCAGGCGGCTCCCCCTATAAACCCGACTAGACAACGCTGCTACGCTGCCAGTCCCTGCTAGTGTAGCACACACAGGAGGAAAATTCAATGTACAAACGCGCAGACGGAAGGTGGCAGGAAACTCTGCCTATTGTTGTAAACGGCCAAAAGAAAACCAAATTTTTCTATGGCAGGACAAAACGGGAAGTGCTGGAAAAGATTAACCAGTACGAACAGGAACAGGAACAAGCCCGGACATTTGGCGCTATCGCCGAAGAATGGCAGGAGAACTACGTTGAAGGGCTGGAAATCAACACAAAGAAATCGTACTATGCCCCCATCCGCCGAGCTATCGAGGCTCTAGGCGATAGGCAGATAACCGAAATTGAACCCGTGGACATCAACGCATTTTTAATGCGCTATGTTGCCGAACAGCATCCAGCGCGGAAAACAGCTAGCACACAGCGTTCCGTTGTCAACATGATTTGCAAGTACGCCGTGGCGCACGGATACACAAGGATCAACGCTTGTCGAGAGATAGAGATACCGGCAGGCCTACCAAAAAAGAAGCGGCAGATAGCCAGCGACGATGATATAAAGCGAGTGATCCACTCGACAGAATGCACATTCGGGATGTTCGCATATTGGACGCTGTACACAGGATTGCGGCGTGGTGAACTACTCGCCCTGCGCTGGGAGGACGTGGATTTCAAAGAAAAATTGATTCACGTTACAAAATCCCGTGTATCTGCCCTGGGTGTAAAAAAGATAAAGGCCCCAAAAACCGAGAACGGCATCCGCCCCTTACCCCTATTGAAGGCCCTGGAAGATAAAATCATCACCCAGAAGAGCAAGGGATTGATTTTCCCGGACAAATACGGAAAGCTAATGACAGAAGGGGTTTTTGAAGGGTGCTGGGCAAAATATAAGCGCGAATCCGGCGTAACCTGCACTCCGCATCCTATCCGCCACGCATACGCTACCCTGTTGTACGAAGAAGACATCAGAACGAAAGACGCTCAAAAATTATTGGGACACGCCCAAGAATCCACTACCAAGGATATTTATACACACATCCGAGATGTACATTCCAAGAAGGTGAACAAAAAACTACTAGGGGCAAATTATGAGTTTGAAACCACAGAGAAGGAAAGATAGTCAAATTTTAGTCAATGGCGTAAAAAGCATTTGATTTTCAACGAAAAAGTGATAGTTCAAATCCCTCCTTCTCCGCCAAACAGAAAACCGTTGAGTTTCAAGGATTTCCTTTGATTCTCAACGGTTTTTCACTGTTTTTGGCGGTACTTTGAAGGCCCCTGAGATGCCCTGAAATACGCCCAGGTTTTAGTCAAATTTTAGTCAAAATCCTTGGCCGTTTCTTTGATTTTGGGAAAATCTAGGGGTTTCGGTTGTTTATTCGTTATTTCACAACATATTCATAATATTTTGCCAGCTTGTCCCCTGAAATGTCCTTATCATCCAGGAAAGCACGGGTCATTTCAGTGTAGAAATCTACGTTAGAAATACCGAGCTTTTTAGCTACATTGACGAAATCAGAATAGATCATATTCATCGCCGCCCAGAACTTAACAGGGTCCTCATTTACCCCGCGCTGCTCCATAACCTTGTTGGTTTGGTCGATCGTCCAATGTGGGCCAGTGGTGCCATCCTCATTCTGCATCCGGCGCGTCCATTCCTGGGCCATCTGCATGTCGAAACGCGGCGAAACGTTGGATTCTGCGCCGCCGGTCATAGAGCGGTTTCCGGGCATACGCTCCATTTCGTTGTACCGTGGGACGGTAGCATCTGCACCGCCCATGTAGGGAGCATCACCGCGCTCAAACCCAATGGGGCGGGTTGTTTTGGCGGGTTCCACGTATCCGCCGTTTCTAGTCCACGTATAGCCAGGCTCACGCCCTTCCCTAGCGTCGTAGCCTCCATAAGGGGGGTAGTAATAGGGCATAGTGTCCTGTGGCGCATAGCGGCCATTGTCGTAGCGTTCACGGCCACGGGTATCACGGAAACGATCGTCTACGTTGTAGTCATGGTGACGTTCCTGCTGGTCGCGGTGTTCGTTTTCCTCGCGATCATCAGAAGCCTTTTTGCTACCAGAGTTTAGGAGCATCATTCTGCTAAATTTACTCATCCTGCGCCGCCTCCTTCGTTAGTTGCCGGGGCTGTTCCATCAATGGAAGCCAGGGCGTTGTTGGGCGCACAGCAGGGACGGCCCAACAGTTTAAATGCGCCACCCGTGGCCGTTGTCGAAATTCTGGTGCTGTACCGTGTTCTGGTTCGCAGATTACAAGCCGTTGCCTGGGTGCAGTCTGCACGATTCAGCGGGTACAGTTGGGTACCGGTGCCGATAGTGATAGATACCGGCGCATTGATGGTAGCCGCCGCCGGGATGTTCTGGGCGATCACCAGGCAAACTTTTTGCCCATTGGTGTAGCTACCTGCCGGAATATTGATGATGAGCCCAGATGCAGCAGAATAGTTCACCGCCTGGGAAATCACCAACTTGTCGCACAGGCGGCAAATCGTTTTGCAGGCCATTATTTTTTGTCCCCTTTCAGTTCATCTAATTTTTCGGAAATTTCGCGCATCCATGCGCCGCCGAAAATTATCATTATTGCCACGAACATGAAAAAATCGCTGCTGTTGTCCCGGTAATCCGGTGCAGAAGAACATCCCAACCCGAAGCTCTCACCCGGCTTACTTGCTGCATTGGCCATCCTGCTACGCCAAATTATGTTCTGGAAATCTTGGAAATCGTTGAAATCAAACATTTTTATTCCCCTTCCTTGTCGAAACAATCAGAAAATGCTATCATCAACAGCATAAGCGAAACGGATAAGCCGCCGTCCTCAGAGGTACAAGGAAATCCGTTGTCTCGCAGCAGGATAACAGCTTCCCGCTGTTTTCCATCCCGTAGCATGTCAACCGCTCTGTCGAAAATTTCTTTTTCCATGTGTCACCTCTCAAAAATAGGCGGCAGGTCTTAGCCTGCCGCCTTTAGTATCACGGCATAGCCGGAATGTTTTGGATTAGCAACCGCAGCCGCTATTGCAACCGCAGGCGTTCCCGGTGTAGGGGTTGGGCACCTGGTAGGCCGGGATAGGGGGCGGGTTGATAGCGTTGATGATTTTCGCCGTCTGGTCCGCCTGGGACGCCACCAGGTAAGTGTTCTGTGCGGCCTGGGACGCGGCAAATTTCAGGCCCTGGTTTTCGGCCTGGAGCGCCGCGATCTTCTCGGCCTGCCGCGCGGTTTCCATTTGGTCAATCCGTGCAATGATCCGGTCGGTGTCGTTGTGGGTGGACTGGATGATATCACGGGCGTTGGTTGCGGCGTTGTAATTGGTATCACAGAAGCCGCGCTCCACCTGCCGCTGAGTATCGCAGCAGCAGGACTGCATCTGATTGCCCAGAGCCGTGAGGCCAGCCGTCACGCCGGTAAAACCGGTGTTCATGTTCTGGGTAACGCCGTTGATAAGCTGGGCGTTCTGGTAACCCATAGTGCAGATAGCGTTATCAATGCCGTGGAAGCCATTAGAAACCGCCTGCTGCATGCCATTGAAACCGTTCAGCATCCCGGTATTCATGGCATAGAATCCATCGCATAGGCCACTCTGCACGCCGCGAACAGCGTTATCAAGGCCATTGAAGTTGAAGCTTTCGCACAGGTCTGCACGGGTGATAGCCCCCTGCATTGCGCCGCCATTCGCGCCGTTGTTGCCCCAGCCGAAGCCGTTGCCACCGAAGATCAGGGCGATAATCAGGAACGCAAAAATCCAGGAACCATCGCCGCCCCACATACCGCCGCCGTTGCAGTTGTTGTTATCAGCCTGTCCGGCCAGATAACCAGTCATCATTTCGTCTGCCATTCAGCAAACCACCTTTCAGTTAGATTTGACGATTTTTGTCAAGATTCGCCAACTGAAAGGGTTAATTTATGTTACCGGTTGCTAGGAATCGTGATTCCTAACTGCCGGGCCACATCGTTCAGGCTTACGCCCCGTTCGTTTGCCATGTTCTGGGCCATCTGCTGCAACTGCTGAGTTGATTTACCCTGCATCATCCGCATGGCCTGAGAAATCTGTGGATTCTGGCCTGCCAACTGTTGGAGCATACCCATTGGATTCCCACTTCTAGCGGCCTGCATCAGAAACATCATGGGGTTCATCTGCACCATTTTTTATCCCACCTTCCATTTTCTCTAATTTTCTAACCCTATCTGCCAGGGCGTTGAAATCATCCATCGTTACACCCTGCGCTGGTTTTGGTTCCGGCTGTGGCGGCGCTAAACGGAATTCGGCAAAATCCGCCGCCCCGGTGTTTGGGTTGAATCGCTTAAAATATATGATTCCGTGGGGGAAATCAGGCATCAACGTACCAGGCCCCAGAAAATCAACCTGCATGGCAACCGCTTCCTCCCGTCCTGTTACCGGGCGGCAGATATAGCCGCTGTTGCTCTGCTGGATTATAGAGGGCTGGTAGTTCTGCCCCTGCTGGTATACCTGATTCTGCGGATAGCCCTGCACGTTTTGGATTTGGTTGGGCATCTGATAGTTGCCGCCGTAGTTCGGCACACTGTAAGCAGCCATAGTTATCACCCCTCGTTCTGAATAAATTTTACCATCTCCCACTCCCTTGCTTGTTCAAATGATGCCCAATTACTGCTCAATTTCCGCTCAATTTCTGCCAAACAAAAAAGCCCGCCCCCAAAATGGGACGGGTTTCGACAAGGAGAATGTGGTATTTTATAGCTACCTTATTCTCCCCCAGAGAAAAGGCAGCCCCCGCCGGCACGTTGCAGAAAACCGGCGGGGGCTTTTGTTTCGTCATGTTGTACACCTAGCAGGTGTATATTTGTACAGTATGTCAATTGTATTCTGTACATTCTAGGTATATAATAAAGACAGTTAAGAAAAGTGAGGAGGAATCACCATGAAAAAACTAGAAAAAAGTGTCCGCAGCTGCATGAACACCTACGGCCCCGCCCTGCGAAGCGGTCACATCGTCGTGCAGGGCAAAATACCCGTCCATGTCCTGGAGGACGGCGTGGATCGGATGCTAGATCATGCCTATGCGGATGTAGAGGGCGGCGTGGTAACCGACATCCGCATGTATTTTGATCAGGAAAGCCGCCCAGCCCACGACTACAAGGGCAACAGCCTGGAGATCACCAGCGAGATTGAGGACTGGTTCGGGGACCACGAAACCTGGGACGATTTGATTCAGCGGATCGTCCGCGCCGTGGAGGAGCACCAGAAAGACGGTCAGGACGCGCTGTCGCCTGCCGCGATTCGTGCCGCCACCGGCCTGAACAAAAAGGAGTTCACGGCGCGGTACAAAATCCCATACCGCACCTGGCAAAACTGGGAGCTTGGGATAGCGCCCTGCCCGGAATACATCCTGCTGTTGCTAGATCGTGCGGTTCAAGCAGATTTCGGGGAATAAAAAAGCACCGGGTTTCCCCGGTACTTTCCAGCTTCGTCATTTTGTATACCTAGCAGGTGTATATTTGTGCAGTATGTCAATTGCGTTTTATACCTAGCTGGTGTATAATAAAGACAGTTAAGAGAGGAACACAGAACAAGGAGGAAAACACCATGAAGTACAACAAGTCTGAGATCATGAAGAACGCCTGGAACATCCGCCGCACCGCTCACGTTGATATGAGCACTGCACTCCGGGCATCCTGGGCACTGGCAAAGGCCATGAACGAAGCAAAGACCACTGGTGAGGACTCCGGCTGGAACTACCGCGTGACCGCAAACGATTGGGCAAAGGGCGGCAAAAATCGCACTTATGTGGCTACCCGCATCTACACCAACAAGTGGAGCCTCAAGCGCGAGATCAAGATCGGCTACGTGGATAATATGAGCGGCGAGTTTGTCGCTGCCTGACAGGAGGAAATGAGATGAAAAGAATCGAAACCTACGGCCTGAACGTAGACCTGGAAAGCCTAGAAAAGGCTGCCAGTGAAACCCGCACCTGGCCCACAAAAAGAATGTGGGACGCCCTGTTTTATGACACAAGAGACGGCAAGGTTTGGTTGTCCCCGGAATCAGAAGATAGCTGGTCCGAGCTTGCTGACGGAGTTCTGCGGATCATGCCGATCGAACGCCACATGTCCGCTCAGTCCGTCATGGATGCCATTAAGTGGCGCGTAGATATCGAGAGAGAGGAAGGATTTTTAGAATGAAAATCAGGGTATATGAGACAGAGAATAACGAGCGCAGTTACTTAAACGCTGTGCCGTTAGGCGCGGAAGAATCCGACGCCCCAATGTATAGCGCTAAATATCCGGGGCTTAACGGCCTGCTGAGTCCGGAAACAGAGGAAGAAAAGCTATACTGGCTCCTCAACAAAGAGAAAGAAAGCCAAGAAAACGGAAACGAACCAAATGAGGATTGGGAGAACGTTGAGATTTTTAATCTCGTCGAGTTTTTGAACAGTTAAAAAGAAGCACCCCCTCGGTACTACAAAAAGCACCAAGGGGGTTAGCTTAACAGCGTTCTTCAAAATGTTTCAATCCACACCCGTTTCCGGGAGACAGGCTAAGGATACCACAAGGAAACAAAAAAAGCAAGCCCCTGGGTTTGTCCCAGGGGCTTCTTCACAGACTTTTCCGCCGAATCGACGCCAAATCGTTGTTGACGGTCCCCCGACTCACATCGAGTTCCGCCGCCACGTCCTCAATAGGCCAACCTCTCCGGTAGTGCAGTTCAAAAGCCGCCCTCTCCCGGTCTGTGAGCCATGGATTCCCGTGCATTTTTTCGAGCTGGGCGGGGCTGTACCGATACCTGGGCATGGTACCACCCCCTCAGTCCAGCACCCCCAGACGGCCCAGCACAGCGGCCAGCTCATCTCGCTTGACGGGCCGCTCCGGCTCCTGTCCGTCCACGACGCCCTTGAGGGTGGCCTTTTCCCAATGGCCCTGCTTTTTGCTCCACTCCGGTTCCGCCACGGCGGCGGCGAACGTCATGGCCTTGGTGTACAGCGCGTAAGCCTGCGCCCCCGTCATTTCTGCCAACAGCTTGTTGATATCCATATCGTTATCCTCCTTCTCCGGCCGCTGAATGGTGGCCGGTTTTTTTGTCACGAAATAGTATTTCACCTGCTGCTTGAACAGCGAATAGTCCCCCTGCGTCCGCACCATCCGGGTGCTGGCAGGATCGTTGATGTAGATGGTATTCCCGGTGATTTTCCACACCAGGACGAAGTGCCCGGAAGACGTCCAAAGCCCACGGCCCATGCAGGCGATCACAAGATCACCCTGGTCCACGGCGGCCTTGGCCTGGGCGTGGTACGGGCTGTTGGGTTTTCCGTAAATGCTGGCCCCGTTGAGCATCTTGCAGGTCAGGCCGAAGCGCTTGGCGGCTGGGGCGAAGTAGCCGTAATAGGTCCCCTGGTGCGGGGCCTTGTAGCCGTGGGCCAGCGCCCAGGCGCACTCGGTCTTCGGCGTGACGGATTTGTCCGCCCAGGTGGCCAGCACCATCGCCATGGCAGTGGGGCCGCAGCCGGATTTGCCGATGGTGGTTTTCTCCCCCTTGGCCGAATAGTCCACGTTGGCCCAGCGAGGGTCTGTTTGCAGGTAGCTGGTCGGTTTATCCATCGTTTTTGCCCTCCGTTTTCTTGGTAAAGAAATACGTGATGATCGCCCCGTAGGCCGTGCAAAAGAGGCTTTTTGCATCCGGGTTTACCTCCACGGGATAGAAAAGCAAGGCGATCATGGCCGCAGTCATGGCCAGCGTCACCAGGCTCTTCACGTCCAGCAGTTTCAGCAGTTGTTTCATACGTTTCCCTCCCTACAAAAAATCGTTATTCTCAAGCCGCGCTCTGTACACGTTCTCAATGTGGCCGATAGAGATAGAGGCCTTATCATTCGGAAAATCAGGGTGTGTGGCGCAGTATCTGTTGTACTCCGTGATATCCTCCAAAATCTCATTAAAATGCTCTTGGCTATGCCGCTCCCCTTGGAGTAATTCATCGGCAAACCGCAAAATCCGCCCCCGCAAGCGCTTAGCCTTGTCCCTGGCATCCGCTTCGATGTGGCTTTTCAGTTGCTCGGAAATCCCGGACAACTGCTCTGTAACATCTCCCAGAATAGCCTTCCCGATTTTCCTGGCCAGCCACGTCCAGGGGTTGATTTTGATGGGGACGATCTCCACGACAACGGACGAACCCAGCACAGCCAGGAGCGCCGTGATGATCTGCTCAGGTTCCATATTCCGGCACCTCTTTCTTTTGGTAGGCCCCCGAATGAACGGGGGCCTTTGTTTATTCCTGGTAGGCTTCCCACCCCGCCGGGTAGGCATCCGGTGCCCAAACGTTGCTGTCGATGGTCGAACGGTACAGCTTCCCCTTATAGCTGACAATATCGCCCTTGCTGTAGGCATCGGTAGCACCCAACGGCTGAACCCACTCAGGATAGCCGCCGGACGTTACCCCGATCTTTTTGTACAGGCTGGTTGCCGTATCAGGGGGCCACTGTTCAGCGGATGTGTGGGCTTGTAACACCTGGTACAGTTGTGGGTCTCCTACGGTGTTTGTGCCGTAGGAAAACACATCCTTGATTTTGTAGGCGTGGCCTACCTCGTAGACGGGGAACACGGTTGGTACCTCTAATAAGGTCTGGGCGTGTTCCTCCGGGTCGAGCGTGGACAGGAAAAGCTGAATAGCCCGTCTCAGCTCCCGCACCGCTTGCAGTTTATCCATTGTTGTTCACCTCCTCCCCAAGAAGAGCCGCTAACAGCTCCTCCACAGTCACAGGCTTCTCCGTCTCCACCTCCGGGTGCTCTGCGTTGTAGGCGTCCAGCGCCTCCTGGTCTACCACCAGCGCCGTCACAGCGCCGTCCTGCACGGTGAGGGTACAGAAACCCTTGGTGTTGATGTAATCCACTAACAAGGTATCAGGGAGGGATACAGAGTTAGGGAAGGGGATCGATGTAGGATTGCCATGATTGGGGCCTTGGGTGTTGATATAGTACATGGAATACCTCCTTAGCCGATGGCAATGTAATCGTAACGATAACCAGATTTATTTGCCTGTTCATCAGGGTCATAGCTCGGGTTGTACCAAGAAACTTTTTTATCATTCCAGGAAAGTCGCATAGAAAAATAATTGACTCCGTTTGCTGGGTATCCTGCCGAACTTGCTCCACGGACAAATGTGACGGTGGTGTACCCGTTTGACGTATACCCAGAAATAATTACCAGTTTAGGGGCAAAATCGAACGTCAGAACATTCGGATGATCAGACCCATACGTCCCTGTCCCGACATAAGAACCAACCTGCACCCTCGCTTTATCCCCCAAACACCCCAGGTACTCAATGGTGGTGTTGGCTGGGATAGCGGCGTAGCCGGTGACGGGTTGGTAGCGATCTATGTAGATAACATTACTAGTTTTTGTCACGTTTGCGTTCGATGGGATATAAACTATATCGCTCGGAACAACGTTGAACGGATATTTCGTGTCTGGTGCTCCAGAAACATAACTAGTGTTAATTCCGGTACAACGTACAAACTTTCCAAGTATGAAAGTTTGTATAATACTAAGGTTATCTCCTGGGCTAAGTCCTCCCATAGTTCCGAAACTTCCGCTTGACGGATTCTGCAACGATACAGTTCCATCATCTCCTACGTCCAATGACGTTGCTGACTCGTATGTATACGTTTGTGTTCCGGCGGTTGTTCCTAAACTAAAACTCCCCGTCACCACCTCCCCCAACGTATACCCCGCCGGTTTCGCATCATCGCCCTCCTGGTAGGCGTTGCGGTTGGTGGAGACGGGGTAGGTGGTGGTTGTTCCGGCGGGGGTTGCGGGGGTGTAGGGGTAGCCGGTGACTTTTTGCATTTCAATCCTGAATTCACCGTAAGCACTCCCGTAATTGGGTAATGTGGCGGTAGCATCATTCGGAATATAATACACGGTATCCATATCTACCGTTCTCGGGGCATCAAGGTACACGAATTGTGTTATTTTGATGAATTTCCCGCGCATTTGGAGATAATTCGGCGAATCGCCGTTGGATGGATACCAGCCTGATATTGAACCGCTATCACCAGAAATATTAACTGTCCCATCGTTAGAAACAGAGACAGTATTAGCATACATTACATTAATGTATGGTTCCCGGCTAGAACGGCTCGGAGTTCCAATTAAAAAATTGGTTTTAGAGCCAAGATTGTATCCTGCCGATTGTTCCGGTATCGGCTCCGTCGTCACCACCGTCTTCCTCCACACATGCAAATCCCCCGCATGTGCCATGGCGTTGAACATGTCATTGGGTACAACGTCCCCAGTCAGCCCAAGGGTCAGCGCGGTCGCATCTTTCAGTAGGTTGGCCTTATTCAGAGGCGTTCCCACCTGCTGGAAGCCTGCGTTGTTGATGCCATTGAAATCAATGGGGAATGTACCGGCCTGGAGCATTGCCAGGGCGTCCGCCCAGCTTGTTCCGGCTGGTACTGCACTTTTCAGGAAACGGCTGTTACCAGTCCCCTTTAATACAGAATCAATCATGTTACACCTCCCCGCTGAAAACTTCGCCGCTGGTTATCAGCGTGATTTTCAGCGATTCGATTGTTTTGTCCAGGTTTTGGAATATCGTTTCGATATCGTTCGCCTGGGAATAGGTTAGGTTGGACAGGGATTCGGGAGCCGGTGGTGTGTTCTCCGGCAGGATGAACGCCGCACGGATGTTTTTTACATCGCTGATATACTGCGCCGCCTGCTCTGTGGTTGGGATATCACCGTTGGACCAGTCCGTTTTAGGGGCTACCTCAACAGAGGTACCTGCATCATCCCGCAATCTGTCCCGAAGGTAAGTCACTGCCTGGCCGACACGATTCATGTCGGTATAGTTGTAACTCCCCTTCATCACGGTCAGAAACTCGGTAATTTCCGCTTCCGTTGCGTTTCCGGTGCTGATTTTCTGGGCCAAACTAACGGCTTTGGAAACATCCGACGCTGTACGGTCCGTGATTAGGGCGTCGATAACACTACCGTTTTCAGTAATTGAGTAATACTTTACACCCATTGAATCACCTACCATTCTACTATTACACACCCAGGTTTTCCGTTCTCCCCGGCTGTGCCCTCCGTGGCTCTTGCGGCTACATAGGTATAATACATGCCGGTTTCTTTGTCTTTGCGCTGGGCGTATTTACCATTGCGGCCCTGCTTGCCACCTGCGCCGCCGGAACCTTCCAGGCCGGTAATTGTCCCGGCATAGTCTGCGCCTTTTTGGGCGTACACAGCGCCGCTCTGAATGTCCATCAAACCGGAGGTGTAGATTTTACCGTTGGCGGACGTGAACACACCGAATGTGGTAGCGCCTCCGTCCGTGCCCTTGGTACCATCCTGTCCCTTTGCGCCACCAGCGCCGCCGGTACCAGCTGCACCACAAGCGTAGGTGTATGCCTGGTTTTTGGTGGCGGTTGTTTCGATGATGAACACCTTGCCACCATTGCCACCGATGCCGCCGTCGTTGTCCTTCGGGTCAAACGAATCACCCCACAGCATATTGCCGCCGCCGCCACCCATGCCACCGTTGCCGCCGCCGATCAGCGTGATTTTGATAGCACCGGCCTGGGGCGCTGTCCAGGTACCGGAACCAGTGAGAACGATTTTGTTCTGATACATGGAATCATTGGGAGACTGCACCAGCTCGGACGGACTGGAACGCATGACACCATCTTCTAGGGTAAGCTGCTGTTTGTACAGTCGGGCGGAAATCGTGCTTTTGAATTGCGTGTCTACCGCCTGGATATCGCCGCATTCGCTGGATGGATTGCCCCGACTTTTCACGCTGAACGACCGCCCACCGTATTCAAACAGGCAGGATATAACTGCCTTTCTGGCATCCGCTTCTGTGTGGATAAACGGGTTATCGACACTCAAGGATACTTCGGATTCGGTGTTATTCCCGGAAAACGTGACTTCGTTGTTGTTGTCCAGCTTAAACGTAATATCTGCTATATCATCGTTTGCCGACATTTCCGGGTATTCGTACATGTTATCCAGGGTAATTCGGTTCCCTTCGTCCTGGGCCAGCTTACCGACACGCAGGTAGCCGGTCGCAAAATCCTGCCGGGGCCATGCGTTGATTGCCATGCACAGAAAACGTAGCATCTCACCGCATTTTTTGTCCTTGATATCGTCCTTCGTGGTTGTAATGGAAATGTCCTTTACAGCATCTTCCACGATGTAGTTTGTGCGGAAATTCGCGCCCAAGCTTGCCATAATAGCCTCTACCCAGCCGGATACTTTCGTTGGCAGGGTTTCGGGGACGATGAAATTCCTCTTGGTCAGCGCTCCGATCACATCCACCAAGGACCATTCAACGGTGAGGTCTTGGAGTTTCCAACCTGCGCTTTGCTGGTAGTAGGTGCCACCAGGCAACCATTCGACAGTCCCGTCTTCCAGGTATAGACCAAGCTCCACGACTATTCTTTGCCGATCTTCGATAGATGTAAAAATCGTGTTCGGGGCATAGGGGTCGAAACGATGGTCTTTGTTTTCCACTCGAATGTCACAAGTCGAATACGGGATTTTCAGCCCGGAAAACGTCACTTCCGTTAGAATGTCGACGGATTGCAGAACCTTCGTGTCCCATGTTTCATACAGGCCGAACAGCAGGCGCAGAACCCGGACAACACGATTGGGAAGGGACCACTTTTTGATAGTCAGCCGCGCCCGTGTAGGATAGTTCACCGTGAATCCATCAATTACCACGCTGGTATCTCGGTTGTTCGTTACAGACCTGGTATACAGAAGGTTATCACCGCTCCAAACGTGGATTTCAAACTCGGTTGGGTATCCGTCCGCCGATTTGCTGGAAAACTGCGTTGTTACGGCCTGCAAGATTTCGATGTTGGACACTGCGATTTCGATATAGGGATAGGGTTCGGAAAAGCTTCCATCCTGGCCCGATAGGGTCTCCCCTTCCCAACCAATCTGTCCCCTTCTGTCCGCTGGGTCGCTGGGCCGGATGGTAAAGCTACCATCCAGTACCCAGCGATTCAGTTCCAGTGTTGCAATGGTATCCGGGCTTTCATCATTGCCACGATCAGCCACCTGGGCTGAGTTGGAGATAGACCCTTCCTCATTGGGAGTGATGCTGTTGATGGTTGCATCTGGGTCCACCAAATCAAACACTGCCCGGACTAACTGTTTCCGCGAATCGGCTACGATAGCGGCATCATATCCTGTGCTGTGTTTAATCATGGCCGTCGATCTCCTCAAATACCAGTTTGTACCCGCCCCAGGTGGGGCCAGCGTCTCCCCAGCGGGTGAGCGTGGGTTGGGGTTGCTCTACTAGATGGAACCACCCCTGCACCAGCTCTTTCCCGCCGGTGGAGGGCAGGAAAAATAACTGATGCCGACGCTTCGCTTTCATAGCCTCTGCAATCCGCTGCATTGTACCATAGTCGATTGCGGACCATTCCAGTTCCACGTGCCAGATGGTGGCGCGAACCTCTTCGACACGCCGCCCGGAAATCATGCGCTCTGAGACGCCCAACTCTTCCTCATAGGCGGTGTAGTCCCCCTCTTCCAAATCTTCGACTTCGATTCCGTCGATAGAAAGGAACATGTTACCAGTATCTTCGTTCATTTTCCCACCCCCTTAATCGCTTACTATGCGCGGACTTTGGTCTTCCACGGCTCGGATATCATCAATCAGGCCGCGGGCAACCTCTTTGCCGTTCAGGTTCAGCACGATTTCCTTGCTTCGTCCCTGGGCGCTGGATGCTAGGACAATGGCATTTGCCAGTCCGGTCATATCCTCGGTTTTCAACGACGCGGCCTGTGCCGCTTTGTCGTTTACCGTACCAGTCAGCCGCCCAGAGAAGTCGGAAACATCGGCGTTTACCGTCCTGGAAACCACGTCGGCAGCGTTGATTCTATCCAGTTCTGCCAGGATGCTATCAGATACGGATTTTGCTATTGCAATAGCCCGCTCCCCACTGATAGCCAAACCATCGCCGAAAGCGTCCATCGCTTCCTGTCCAGCAGGCTTAAACTCATCCGGTAACTTATCCAGGTATTCGTCATGGATAGCGTCGATTTCCGTCTGGTAGATGGATTGGGCAACTTTTTTAGATGCCGCCTCTTTCTCCTGCCACAAGGCCATATAGTTTTCGTATTGATCGTCCGCCATGCCCAACAGGGCGTTGGCGTACTTCATGGCCTTTTCTTGGTCCAGCCCCAAGACTTCATCAAGCAAGCTATCCGCAATGCCACGGTCTTTTAAGGCCTGGATGGTATCACCATACTTGTTGATAGCGTCGATACTCTTTTGCAGGTTTGTCAGCTGGAAGAAATCATCTTCCTCGGTGAACAGATCAACGTCGCTTAACTTGCCCTGCAAACTATCCCGGCTGCTTTCAACAGCGTTCAGCGCTTTTTCGTAGTTGTTCTTGATTTCGTTCAGGGCATCCGCTTGGGATTTCAGCGCTTCTTTCTGGGCCGCTTCCTGCTTTTGGAGCTGTTTCTCATTCCAATCTTCATTCAGCTTGTCGATATCAGCCTGAATCTTTTCCCTGTCCTTGATTTCTGCCTTGGCTAGTTCGTCGTTCTTTTCCTTTAGGTTTTTCTTGTACTCAGCAAGCTCTTTAGCTGCTGCACGTTCATTAGCTGCCGTTTCGATTTTTTCAATCTCTGCGTTCAGCTTTTCAACCTCTTTAGAAACGATGTTAGCAACGTTTCTAGCTGCATCACGGGCCAGTTTGATGTTTTCCTTCAAACCGTTTGCAAGGCCCTGAATGATGTTCACGCCGTATTCGTAGAATACCTTGGACGGCGAATGAATCCCCAAAAGGCTTGTGAAAGCACTCTTGATTTGCCCGGCAAAGCTTTTGATTTTGCCAATAGCCGCGCTGATTTTGCTGGAAATACCATTGATTAGTCCCTGGATGATGTTGGCACCGATAGATTTCAATTGTCCAGGCAACGAAGAAAGCGTTGATTTGATGTTGTTGCCAACCTGCACCATTTTGGCCCTGGCCTGGGACGCCATCTGAGAACCCCAACTAATCAGGGCGGAAAGAGCACCTGCTAAAGCGCTTTTGATTTTGCCGGGAAGGGACGAGAAGAAGGTGATAACCGCATTGACAGCGTTACTTGCCGCCTGCCGCATGTTGGCTATCATCTGCGATCCCCAGCTACGAACAGCGGCACCAGCCGTAGTCAGTGCGCCGGTTATTTTACCAGCGAGATTCTGGAACCATGTAACCACCGCATTAACCGCATTGGTTACGGCGTTCACCATCGTTTGCTTAACGTTGTTGCCCCAGTTACGGATAGCAGCACCAGCCGCCGTTAAAGCACTGGTAATTTTACTTGCCAGCCCGGAAAACCATGTAACAACTGCATTGATAGCGTTGGTCACAGCGTTTACAAGCGCTTCCTTCGCCGAGGTACCCCAGTTGCGAATAGCTGTCCCCGCCGCTGTCAATGCGTTAAAAATGGCATCCGGTAGATTCTGGAACCAGGTGATTACCGTTTGGATTGCATTGGGTAAGGTGGTACTAAAAAAGGTTATCAGCGCACCAATTACCGTTACAACGGCGGTAATTACGTTTGCCAAAAATTCAAGGGCAGCACTGAGAGCTGTGATAGCTACCGTTGCCGCAATTTCGGTAAATTTCTGGAAAAACTCACTGATTACCGCCGTTCGTTCTGGTGTAAAAACCTTGCCTATGGCTTCTCCTAATGTGGAAAATGCCGATTTCACGCCTTCAATGGGGCCAGAAATCCAGCCTGCAACGTCAGGGAATAGGTTGCTCAGACCATCCAGGATGAGGCTTCCCAAATTGCTAAGAATCCGTCCGATAGTCGGCCCGACGTTTTGAATGACTGTAACAACGCTCTGGACTAGGTTCTGTGTAAGAGCACCAAGGTCTGCATCCGGGCTTGCCAGCCCGACGAGCCAGTTTTCCCAGGCACCCTTCATGGAGCTTACGCTACCCTCGATGGTGGTAGCTGCTTCCTTCGCCGTGGTGCCAGTGATTCCTAGGTTGTTTTGTACCTCGTGGATAGCCTCGATCATTGTCGCAAACGACACATTATCTAGGCTGCTGATTTTTTTACCAAGGACGCCTGAATCATTGATTAGACGAATCATTTCTGATTGCGTGCCGCCATACAAGTAAGTTCAGTACAGTTTGCTAAGCTGTACCCGCCTTTCGGCTGCTGCATGTTTCCATGCAGGTCAGACTATCTCTTGACCGTTTCCGGTCCCCTGCGCTTCCGCCCGCTTGGGCGTACTCTACTCTGTTCCGGGTTCCCCCGTCATTTCGATAGTCGTTACACGTTCACTAAAATTCTTTTTCCATCAACGTAGTCGAATTTGTACCCCCTGGTCTTACCACGCCGCCCTATCGTGCCAGTTTTAAGCATCTGCGAAATAGAACTGATTGATAGCCCAAAGAAAGTAGCCGCATCTGTGATTTTGTTGAAATATAAAACACCATCAACTTCAAGCCATTCTCTATGACCACCGCCACGCTTTTCCCTAGCTTCCTGGTAATGGGTTGCCTTTATTTTCTGACTTCTTACTCCATTTGTGTTGAATCGGGAATTTTGTTCGGAATAGGTTGCCCAACGAAGATTTTCTATGGCATTGTTTTGCCTATCGCCGTCTTTGTGGTCGATGGTCGGCTTGTTGTCTGGGTTCGGGATGAAAGCCGTAGCTACAAGTCTGTGTATCGGGCGTTTTGCGCCCTTACCGCCTTGCCACAAGTCAACGTACTTATACCCATTTGCCTTATTCGTATACGTCTTTTTGATTTTTCCGGTTTCGTCATTTCGGACTTCGCCGAATTCGTTGATGGAATAGTTTTCAAATCCATTGATTTTTACCCACATAGTAAATACCTCTTTCCTGGTTCTTTCTAACTTTATTTTACTATGCAGAAACGAAAAATCAATAAGTTTATTTAGTTTTTCGCACGGTATTGCCCACAGCATTATCTGTTTGGGGTTTCACCGTTTTCACAGGGTTTATACTGGGCAATGGTATGGCACTGTCTACCCAGTTTTAGGTTATCGAGCATTGTGTAGTTTTGCTTAGCAAAACCTTGGTATGCGTCCTGTATGCTCTGCATGTCGGTGCCCATCTTGTTTGCGTTGTCCGACATGTCGGTGATAGCTCGGTTTGCTATCTCTGCTGCTTTATTTACATCACCGCCCAGGCCAGAAACCAGAGACGCGGCGAACGATGTAGCCGTCTCCATGTACTGGTTGGCAGAAAGCCCGGCTGTTTTGTAGGCGTTAGCGGCGTACTGTTGCATCGTGCCGCTGGCTTCTTTAAATAAGGTATCAATGCCGCCTACATTCTGTTCATAGGAAGCGTAAGCTTCGACGGCCTGCTTGCCGACGTCAATCATAGCCTCGCCGAGCTTTTTTACAGCTTCGACAGCTAACTCAACGCCTTTGGCGGCAAGGTTACCCATGAAGGTGCCTTTGAAAATATCGCCGAATTTACTGGCACTACCACCAGCTTCATCCATCTGGTCCCCGGCATCATCGGCAGCATCGCCCAGTCTGTCCAGATCCTCTTCTGCATCGTCGGCGGAATCACTCAACCTATCCAAATCCTCACGCAGATGGTCTGCACCGTCCGAATTTGTGCTAAACGGGTCGTTTCGCAGTTCATCGAACGATGATTCAAGATCATCTAGGTAGGAATCCATATCATTCAGCGAATTGCCCAGGTTTTGGGCACCATCCGCCGCCGTGGAAAATGGATCGTTGTTCAGTTCATTCAGTGAGGCGTCGATTTCATTAAGATAGGTATCAATATCCCCAAGGGAACCAGAAATACCCTCTGACATGCCCCGCGAAGCGCTGGAAACAGTCTCAAATGAACCAGTGATACCCTTTAGGTTGTTCGCTAATGCTTCGGCAGCAGATGAAACTTGTTTGAACGAGTTTATTACTTCGCTGGCATCACCGTTAATTTCGATGGTAACGGAACCATCAGCCATTTACGTCACCACCTTAATCACCTTTCCCCTTCTGTTTGACGTATTCCTCTGCCTCCTGGTATCTCCTGTTGATTTGCGCCAACAATTCAGCGTCGCGTTCTTCCACCGTCATGTGCTTTTTGCGGTCTATGGTATCCTTGATAGCGTAGATTTCGCGCATTTTTTTGAAATGCTTGCGGCGCGTCCGGTCCAGCTTGTTTAAGTCCGCCGTTCGGTACATAATCCGTTGCATAAAATTGCTTTCATGCGGCAGGTTGAATAGCAGGCGGCGAAACTCCCACCAATGTAAGTCTGCCTTGGTAAGGTCGATGTTGTAGTAAGTAAGAAAAGAGGAAGAGATAGCTTCGGCGTCTTGCTCAAAGTCGTATACTCTCCCTCCTTTCTTCTTATCCCCTTGTTTTGGTTCTCCGTCGGCCTGATTGTACCCACGGAAAAAGCCAAGCATGGCATCAACAGCAGCCTTAACATCGGCAGGGACAGAGCCTCGGTAGAAAAGGGATAAAAGACCGGCAACGTCCGGTTTTTCTTCCTTCAATACCTCTAGCTCTATCGCCACTCCAACGCGGAAGCTAGGGTCTATCGGCACCTGTCTCCCGTTGACTTCAACATGATCCGGTAGCGCTCGAAACGGGTTAGTTCGCATCGGACTTGCGCAGCTTCACCCGCTCGGCGGCTTCTGCGCGGCGTCGTGCCCGTTCCTCTGCGCGTCTCTGCTCCCGGTTGGTGGGGGTGGCGGCAGCACCAGGCACAGGAAGCCCGTTCGCGATATCCTTGATGGAAACCATCTCTTCCGCCACACGGCGGACAAAATCGCCGTATGCAAACACGATAGTTTTCAGGTTGCTTCTGGGGCCGAAGCACTTGTCAGAGGTGCCCTCCCCGATAAGGGTATCGAAGAAATCCCTAACCAGTTCGCACATGCCCTTCATGTAGGCAGCGACGTCCTTGGGCAGTGCTTCGGTTTCCTTCTGCACACGCTCCAGTTCGCTGATAAACAGCTCCATGTTTACCGTGTCGAAAGTGTCATACTCCACGGCAACGCCGTTGATGTTATAGGTATCCATGCTTAATCCTCCTTATCTTTGGTTACACGTCGGCGGAATAGGTGTACTCGGTGGGGGCGGCAGTTGCCATGATATCCACATCGATCTCAGCGGAAGCGCCTGCCTCGCCGGAACCGTCCGAGTTCACGATAACGGCAGCGGTTCCCTTTTCGCCCTTGCCAGTCAGCAGAGAGAAATAGACGTAGGGCACGATAACAGCCTGACCGGTGCCGAACTTGATAGCATGAGACAGGGCGTAGTCCTGGAAATCATCACCAAACATACGATCACCGGTGACGTTGAACGTGCGCTGAGTGGCGGTCTTGGTGGTCACTTTGCCGTTGCGGATGTAGGTCTTGTCCTCACTCTCCGGGTTCAGCTGGGAATCAACGTTAGTGATGCCGCCCTGGACAACCACATAGTCACCGATTTTGCCAGTGGGAGAAGAGGCGATGTCAACGGCCAGGACAAAATCGTCGGCAGTGGCAACGCCGGAATAGGAAGGAGACGGCTCCTTTCCCGTCATAAGGGTAGAAAGTTTCATTTTTTCATTTCCCCTTTCAGTTGGAAAAATAGTCCATAGTCATCAGAATCTGATGATCTTCGGTGTTATCGTCGTACCGGGCGAACATTGCCGCCCTGGTGTTGCAGGTAATTTTATTTGCCTGTTTCCCATCCCCCAGATAAGGCAACGGGCGGCGGGATACGGCCCAGTCACCAATAGCATCCAGGATTTCGTCGGCTTTCAACCGGTCGTTGTTGCTGGACGGTTGCAAGCGATAGATGATTTTGAATTGATACTGCCCCTGATACGCCCCGCGAACGTATTCCTTGGTTTTGTAGGCCCCTTGGATAGTAGAAAGCGCCATACCAGGCTGATCGGAAGGAAGATACTCGAAAGCGATATTGGCAGGCTTATCTTCGTACTGATTCAACCAAACCAGTAGCTTCCTGGAAATCTGGTCGGTTTCCGCCTTGGATACCATGCGTAATGGTTTATCATCCATTCAATATCGCCTCCTTGTACTTCTTTACCCAGTTCGGTAGATTCATAGCCTTGGACGCATCGAACCAATGGCTTTGTGCCTGTCCGTGCATTGCCTTGGTGAACACCAAGCTCTTGCCGTTTGCCACTTTAGTAGCTCCCGGTCTGGCCCATGGGCTTCCGGTATCTGGGTCGACCAGTACCTTACCTTCCCACAGAAAACGGGCATACGGGCCAGGGTATACGATGGTATCTCCCTGTACCCTAGCTCGTCCCGCAAGGTAACCTGTAAGGGCTGGGACAAACTGGTCAGTGTCCTTCATGGCTTCGTTTGCCAAGACTTCCTTGGCTCGGTCTGCACGTTGGGCAAACTTGTCGGCGTCAATTTTTACATCAACCTTAACGCTAATCATCAGCGCCCTCCGATTTCAAAATGTTTCATCTCTTCCGAGCCGAAATCCTTCGCATCCACCGAATTGATTCTGTATACATCATCATGCGTTCGGTTAATCCACTGGAAATCCTTCTCAGGCTCTACAACTTCACCCTTGACGATGAATGTAGAAACATCGGTAGGCGGCGCAGAATCCAGCGTCCACAGGCCACTTTTATCGGCGGCGGCATGGTATTCCTTCGGGGATACATACCGTTTGATTTCGGCTGTCTGGCCGTCGTAGGCTTTCACGCTGAACGGGATGTATACCGTCACCGCGTCGGCGTTTTCCATTCCGGAAGAACGGACGTTTGCGGCCTTGGCAGCGTCCAACAGCACCCCTTCCAGCACCGTGATATTCGTCACTTGCTCGAATGTTACCTGATCTTCGGTGATGATATACAGGGTGATGGTATGCGGGAACATCGTCACCAGCAGTCACCCCACTTTGCCATCGGGTAGCCGGTAGCCTGCAAAAAGCCGGTGCCTTGCAGGTAGATTAACAACGCGCTTTTTTTGCGTGCTGTTAGAAGTTGCAGATCTGCCGCGCTTAGAGTTTTGGTACCGTAGCTCCGGGACCATCCCCCCACCGATTCGCTAGAGATGGAACCGGTGGAGGAAAAGGTCAGGGCGTTCAGCCTGTTTTCGTCCTGGAAGATTTCAGCCAGCTCACAGGTAGCCATTTGCACCGCCGTTAAATCATCACCAGTTGCCGACATAGCTTTCCCACTAGTGGCGGCGTTGATGTAGGCAGTGGCACGGATAGCAAGGCCGTCGAAATCAGCTTCTTCAATGGCGTTGCCGCCGTATTCGTTCCTGTAAAACTCATAGGTTGCGTAAGCCATTGGTTAGCTCCTTTCTCAGGCCACCTTGATAACGTAAGTCTCATCCATGCGCTCGAAGGAGGGCAGGACGATTTCGGAGACGGTGGTCTTGGTGTTCACGGGGTCAGAGGTGGTAGTCACCGCAACGGCAATGCCGGTATCAACCAGGGACACATCAGCATCTGCCTTGCCCATCAAAGTGCGCTCTTCGGGGGTGGTGCCGTACCAGGTAGAACCAAGTGCGCCCTCAGGCAGCAGGGTCACCATATCATCGGGATAGAATTTGTGGGCGGTGCCAGCCTCGTCCTTGTACTGCTTGGAGTACACGATGATGGTCACGCCAAGCTCGTTCTGGAACAGCTCATTCACTCGCGCATCGGTCATGAACACGTTTGCGGTGATGTTCTGGGCCAGTACAGCCGACTTGATCTTAGCATTGGCTTTCAGGTAGCCCATGGTCTTCTTGCTGCACAGCATGATGGTGGGCCGGGTGCCGGTGTTGGATTCGACGGAATCCAGGGCGTCCTGAATGTCGCTCATGGGGTCGGCGGTGTCGGTGGCAGACCACTTCTTGGTGGCGGTGGTGATAGCGTTGTAGTTGTTGGTCTTGTAGGAACCGTCGGTGTCGTAGTTGTAGGAATACTGCACGCCGCCAGCTTCCAGGACGATTCTGGGGGAACCATCGGTAACAGGGGCAAGCAGCTGCATACGCATACGCTCAGCCACGACGCGGGCACCCTCAACCAGGGTGGAAGCATCGTCGTAGACGGAGGACAGGACAGAGGCCAGGTAGGGGTCATTGCCGTCAACGATACGCATGATCTCCTGCTCGTCCTCTTCCTTCACCAGCATAGACTCGCGGAAAAAGGCCATCTGGGTCTCATCAACTTTGATACCCTCGCGGCTACGCAGGGTAGACTTGGCGTCGAAGTTGGAGGGGGCCAGAGAAACGGGCAGGCCCTTGTGGGACTTGATCCACTTCAAATCCAGGCCCATCTTCTTCTTGGCAGGGAAGAAACCCTCACCCAGGTAAGCCATGCGGTTAGACGCAGCTTCGGTCTGCTGCACGGCAATAGCAGCAGCGCTGAAAACATCAGAAATGTTCATTGTGTATCCTCCTTTCTTACATGAATACGACGTTCTTCATAGTGGCCTTGGCGGTAGCATCCACGGTAACACCGGAATGCGCCTGCGCCTTGGTGGTGTTGATGTAGCCGCCGATTACGATGGTGCCCTGGGGGCGATCCTCGTAAACGTCCCACAGCAGGACGCCGACGGCGGTAGAAGTCTGACTGCCGGATTCACCGGAAGTTGCAGCTTTCTTGCCATCAGCCGCCATAGGAGTGCCAGCCTTGCAAACGCCGCTGGTAAATGCGGTAGAATCCAGAGTAAGGGCCTTGCCCACATACTCGGAGTTGTACAGGATTTCCACGTCCGAAGGCGCGGAAACCTCAGAGTATTTCATGGTACCCAGTGCCATATTTTTCACTCTCCCTTATATTGCGATAAGACATCGCTGTACGTTTTGTTGTTCTGCGCGGTAGCTGCACCGATGCTCTTTGCAAGGGCGATACCGATGTTTTCAGTACCGTTGTCCTTACCACCTGCGCCGACAGGTCGGCCAAAGGAAGGGGTAGGCTTATCAGATGCAAAAGCGCCGGGGTCGGCTTCACGCTGTTCTTTCAGGAAATCATCGAAACCTTCCAGTGCGCCGTCTTTCAGGGTCAGGCCCTTGGCTTTGAGTTCGTCTCGAAACGCCCTCTCAGCGCCCTTAGACGAAAACTTGACGTTTGCGCCGGTGATAGCAGCAGAAGCGGCGGCGGAATAGTCCCGTTCCGCGATCTGTGCCTTGTAGGCTTCTGTGTCTTTGTCGTACTTGGCTTTCAGCTCATCCATCTGGGCTTTGATCTCATCGGCAGAACCAGCGTTTTTCTTCAGCTCTTCCAGGTCCTTGTCTCGGTCGGCAAGCTGGGTTTTCAGGTTCTCAGCGTCCGCCTTGGCAGCTTCAGCCTTGCCCTTCTCCCGTTCGATATCCTTGCCATTCTCAGCAAGGACCTTGTCGATGATTTCATCCTCTAAGCCAAGCTCTTTCAGATATTCGCGTTTCATTTTTCACTCCTTGCCAGCTACGCTTTTTTACGCGGGTTGCATCCGCCGCTGTCCCGTAGTTTTACGACATCGGAGCGGTCAAAGATAAAAAAATAAGCCAAAAACCAACGTTTTAGTTGATTCTTGGCTCAAAGGCTCAGGTTATTTGGGTTTTATTTGCTTTACTTTGCTTCTTTTTGCTTACGTTTGCTTTTTATTTGCTTACGCTTGCTTAATTTTGGTTTCGTTTGGTTATCCGGCCCATTTGATTTCACCGTACCAATCGCAACGTTTACCGTTGTTTTTGCCGGTGCATTTCACTAGGACGCCACAGGCTCCCGGCTTTACCGGGTGAATTTTTTTCCCACATTCGGGGCAACAGAACCAGGTTTGTCCGTTGATGGTTTTAATCATCGTCCTCTTCCTCTTCGTCCTCTGGCTCTGGGCCGTTAAAGTAGATATTGAAAAATTCATTCACGGCAACCATTTCGTTTGCGCTTTTCCCATCAAATTCCACGGTTGCAGCGCGAATAGCATCATACGTTTTCTCACACACGGTAATCTTCAATATACCACCTTCGTCCTTTCACGCTGTAACGGCAGGTTGGCCGCTTCACTGAATAGCCTGTATTCACGGTTCAGTAGGCGTATCTTTGCCCTTGCCGCTGTTGCGTCCTTGGCGGCTTCCTCTGTTCCTAGAGCTTCCGCCGCTTTCTGTATGCGCTTTTGCTTCCTAATAGATCGTTCTATCTCCCTTTGCTTTTGGGAGGCCTGGTACTGGTCGTATGTGCGGCCCTGGTATTCAAATGGTGGTTGATCTATCTCGCGCAGTTGTTTGTCGGTGTAGGTTCTGGAAGAAATCCCTTCCACAAATGGGTAGTAATGATGTTTACAGTTCCATCCACCCAGGCCCGGTCCAGTTCCGTATCCGGTGTTTTCGATGAAATCCGGGTACTTTGTGTTCTTGGGTTGCCCCGGCTTATTCCACACGAAAAGCTTCCCTTGCCACGACTGGTGGTTTTCTGGTCCGCTTCCTGTGTTTCTCGCCCCAGCATGGGCGGACACTTCGACTAGGTTGGTTTCCAGTCGCTCCATGCTCTGCTCTGCATAGCGCTGGCAGGTTTGATTCACCCCAGTCATAACGGCGCGTCGAGCGGCTACATCTGCCTGATCGTAGTGTACCCGCCCGTTGGATTCGTAGCGGATAAACGTTAAACCACCGGCAGCAAGCTGCTTCGTGGCGTGGGCTATCGCTTCATTGTAGCTGATAGTCCCGGACATAACTTCTGTTTCCGCCATATCCAGCGCCCATTGATAGGCTTTCTTTGGTTCCAACCACTTAACGACTTTGCCGTTGCGTCGGACTGCAAACCCCATTGATTGAGTTAGGTTTCGCAGTTCGTCCTTGGTCTGCCGCCTGATAGCCTCAACGTCTACATCATCAACAATGTGGCGCGGGGCGGTAATCTCTGCCGCCGTTGCTAGTGCGCCGTAGTATTTACGGTTGCGCTCGACCACGCCATCCATGATAGCATCTACCTTGTCCAGGCTGGTTTGCGTAGTCTCTGCAATGGCTGTTGTAATTTCGTCCAGCGTTATCCCGTGGGCACGCAGTTCCCGGATATCCTCGACAGTCACCTGATTCAGATTATCGGATACCACCAGCCGCCAACAGATTTCTTGTAGAAGCCGATCTTCCAGGCCCCGGAATAGCTCGGCGATAGGCTCAGGCAGGGCATCCAAAACGGCAGGACTGAATGGGTACTTCATTCAAGATCATCCTGCCCTTCGTCTGCCAGGTCTTCCATACCCGGTAGCATAGCCTTGGCCGTCTCTTCATCCTCGCCGAAATGTTTCTGCCGGAACTCATAAGCATTAAGAATACCAGCAGATACCAGTTGCAGGTCAGCCGCCATTTCTGCGCGGTTGCTCTCAGGATCATCAAGCACACCATCGCCGAAGCTGAGATGCAGCTCATAGTCCCCCTGAGGGGCCAGGGCGTACAGTGTGGCGTATACATCCATCGCATATACCAGATCGTCCAGGACATCCCCAAACGCCTGTTGAATATGGCTCTCTGTGATATATTGTCTCTGCTTGCTAGCTAAGATTTCCGTCGATGTTTTTTCCACGCTGGATGGGTCGGAAATCGTTCCATAGGCTAGGCCCGTCTGGAATTCGATTTGTTTCAGGATGTTTTGAAAGCCCCTGTAAATGGCATCATCCCGGAACGCTGGAGAGAATTCTTTGAAAAAGTCCCCATCCTGGGACATAAACGGCCCAAACTCATAGAGCCGGTTTCTTCCAAAATCACGGGCGTTCCCGCTGGTGTATTCTGCAAAAATTTTGCGTTCGCCCGATTTGAACTCCCACCACAGTCTATCCCATTGTTCGTCTGCATCCTTAACCAGACCAACGATGGAACCGCCGTACACAGATACACCAAGGCGGCTATCGGTGTCGATGTTGTTCGCAACGGGCGGGGTGAAAAAGGCAAACAGCGGACGCTCCACACCATCAAGGGTGGTTTCATCATCCAAGGTTGCCCAGGCTGGGACCGTATCGAGCGGCACTTCCTCACCCACTGTTCCATATTGGTTGGATTTGTGGGCCTTGTTCCGCACGACATAGGCTGTGCGTTCTCCATCTCTCACAAACTCATGGCTTTCCAGGCGAACGTACCATTTACCGGCTAACTGTACCCGTTCGCGGAATACGCCGCCGGTGCATTTGCCAGCTTCATCGAAGTTGGTAGGTTGAAACGCCATGATACTAGAAGCATCCACTTTCAACACACCGTTGTACACATAAGGCCGAAGGGCTAGCCCACCAAGAGCAAGCCCCATCTCCAAGTTTTTCTCAAAGCTTCGGGCAGCATCCTGGAAACACGCATCCAGGAACTCAGCCCGTGCCCCGCCGGTAACTGTGCCGTTAAACTCTACCAGTGCAGGCCGTGCCATTTCGCGGGCAATAGCAGCAGGCAGGCCGAGCGGGATAATGTCGCGCTTGGCCCAAGGCGGTTCGTTGATGTACATGGAATACCACAGGTTGATATTCTGCTGCATCGTGGTGCCAACCGCCGTATCTACGCCGAAATCTTTTTTAGCGGCAGCGGTGGGAAACAGCCAGTTTTTCAGATTTCGGAACGTCCTAGTAAAAAAACTCTCCATTAGCGCACCTCCCGCCGCATTATCGTGTATACGAAATATCGTATCATATCCATTGCGTGGTCCGATTCTTTAACTACCGCGTCGATTTCTTTTTTTTCATCCCAGCAGTAGGAACCGAATTCATCAAACGTATTTTCACAGCTGGCATCGAACAGGATTCTACCAGCTAACAGCAGGCTACCAGTAAGGCGGATACCATCAAGCACTGCATTATTGGCATCCATCACAGCAAATTTGCCGCGCCGCCGCAGCGTTTCCTTGAAGGACGCCGCCGACGGGTCGACGATCACCCGCTCTATCTGGTACCCTTCCGCAAATGCTTCCAGATCGTCGGCGTATTCCTCATCCGTTTTCTGGCGCTTCTGCTTTCGCCCATCGTAGTAGTATTCTTTCAGCATCACAGCTTTACCGTTTCGCAGCTGCCACAGTCCCATAGCCGTAGGGTTCAATGTGCCGTAGTCGATGCTGATATAGTACACACCGCCGGAATGTTGTTCCGTGGCTATGTGCTTCGCTTTGTCGAACATCGGGTAAACCAGGCCATCAGCTACGCACCATTCGCCCAGGATATAGCGGCGGTAGAACACGCCTGCATAGGTGTTCTTGTACCGTTCCACGATTTCCGGATCTAGCGCCGGATTGTCTTCCAGGAGGAAATGCAGATGCAGAGCTTTGTGCCTTTCGGTTTGCTTAATCCATTCTTGATAAAACCAATGCGACGGGGGGCCTGGGTTGCAGTTGAACCAGAACCGAGAACCGGAAACAGAACAACGTGCAAGTGCCTGCTCCACGAACGATCTAGGCTGCAAAGCCACCTCATCCAGCAACACCCCTGCAAGGGTTCTGCCCTGGATGAGTGCAAAGGAGCTTTCATCTTTGCCGCCAAATACCTCAAACAGGTTGGTTGTGTTGCCGTTCTGCACTTCCAGCACCTTGTCTATCCGCCGCCACCGTAGCCGGTAGGTTTCACGGGCTAACGACATAGCTAGGAAAGGCTGGATAACGTTCTTAATGCAGCTATCAACGCTCTTGCCGCAAATAGCAAAACGCTGGCCGTCGAAGTTCATCATGCCCCACTTCACAAAAGCCCACATCATAATAGAGCTTTTCCCTGAACGGATAGCCCCATCACAGATGATAGCTTCGTACTTGGTGTAAGGAAAGGCTAGGATTTTCAGTTGCTTTTCACTAATCATCCGAATCAAGCCCTTCTGCGATCTTCTTTAGGCTAGCGCTGAGTGCATCTTCCTGCCGTACATCTTTTTCTGCGATAACGCCGCCCTGGTCACTTTGTCCAAGGTACTGTTTGCCTAGAAAAATAGCCATAGAAGCATTTTTCTTAGCTAGCTCCCACTGCGTCCGGCGCAACGAAATCTTGCCACGCCCTCTCTTTTCGTTAAATACCTCGGAAAAATTCTTACCATACGTTCGCTTACACCAACTATTAAGCGTTTTATCCGTAACGTCGAACCAAGAGCAGATTTCGTCATAGGTGCATTGCAGCCCGCAAAGGTTTTCAAATTGTTTTTGGTCAATTTCTTTTGGCCGCCGCCCCATCTAAAACACCTACTTTCTCCAATGCGGCAATCACATCGTTTTGCCTGTTATAGTTTCCGCTCGGCAATGGCAGGTTGAACTCAAAACTCACAGAATTCAATATGCGATTGCGCGGCAGCTCTTTAACTTTGACTGCTTCTATTTGGAAACTATCTCCATTCTTTCCGTAGAACATTTTTCTTATTTCAAAGCCGCTGTTATTTAGCGCCTGTTCTATGGTTTCTTTGGAGTGCCAATGCTGAAAATACCAATGTCCTCTTCTGGATACCGCCGAGAAATTATCCTTATCAAGGAACTCTACAAAACGTTTTCCAACATTTATGTCTCGTTTCATGCCTAGTTTGTTTATACAACTCTCCAAAGTTCTACCAGATACAAATAATATTCCGCTTGTAAAAACGTTGCAACAATCCAAAACGGATTGTTCCGCTTGCAGGCTATCTACGGAGTTCAGGACACTATCACATACAACAAATTCAAACAATCCATTTTGTGTGATTTCATCAACGACACTATCAATCATTTTGTTTCCGAGCGCCGCATTTATCCCAAATCCATTATTGGGATAAAACTCTAACGGCGTCCCACCATACTTTCTTGCATAAGCGCATTTCCCAGCCCCAAAATCCAAAAACCGCATCTTTTTGCCCCTCAAATACGGGACAACCATTTTCTCATACAGCATGGAGTGCTGGGCTTTTTTATCCGTTTCATCTGCGCTTCTCACTAGCTGTGCTAACCCTTGTACATACGTCTCTCTACTCACCTTTTCATAGGAGTAACTTCCGTAATCTGCATTCAGAGTTTCCTGGAGATGTTCATCGGTGTTTCTGATATTGTACAGATTCACAGGTAAGTTGAGAAGTTGCGCTGCTTTGACGTAGTTTCCGCCGTATATAATTCTTCCTTTTTGTGATACGCACGACAACACGTTGCCGTACTTTAGCAAAAGCTTGCAAATCTCTTTCACATAGGGCGCATGGCTTTTTTGGATTTGAACCTTTTTACCATCCACCTCTTGGAATCCTTCTGGCAGGATCGTTGTATCAATGTTTCCAGCCGCTACGCTTTCGGTCCCGTTGTGTAGCTGGTTAAATTTTATCTCATCATCGCTGGATACATTTCGTACAAACAAAACCGGCGTCTCTTTTATTCCGCACTCGATAGCCGCTTTTGTTCTTTGGTGCCCTGCCACTATAATCATATTATCTTTGTTGACAATAACCGGGATAATTAGGCCATTTTTTGCTATGGAGTATCGCAAATTGCTGAGTTGTGATTCATTTATCACTCTTGGGTTGTATGGAGCTGGCTTTATTTTGCTGATTTCAATATATTCAACATTCATTGAGCAACCACCTGACAAACCCGTAAGACACCCCGTTATCGTCAACGTACCGTTCCAATTTTTCTGTGAGAGATTGATATTCTTCCTCTGTCATCTCCACTTTTTTGTTGGCTATAGAAAGATAAAGAGCTTTTACTTGATTATCGACGTGTTCTTTGTCGTAGAAATTGTCATACTCTTGGTTTTCATCTTCTGGTAAATCCCAGTCAAAATCAAACATGGACAAATCCAAATCCTGCAACTCTTCGGTCAGCAAATCAATATCCCATGGGGATTCGTTGGTTTTGTTGTCCACGATACGCAGGGCGTCCACCTGTTCAGGCGTTAGATCGTCCACCATGATGCAAGGCACCTCAGCGTATTTCAGCTGCTTAGCCGCCTCAAAACGGCAATGTCCAATGACGATAACGCCATTGGAATCAATCACGATAGGCTGGACAAAACCAAACTGTCGGATGCTCTCAGCCACATTGTTGATTTGGGTATCATCGTGCTTCTTGGCATTTCGATCATACGGCTTGATCTCTTTGATTTTTACGCTTCTGATCTCCATATTTTATCCTCCTACGCCCGTCTCTTCCGAGCTGTCAGGGCGGGTTTCCATCGCCCCAGCATCCGCAAATGCTAACCGCTATTCTGGTAGCAGGCCCCGGTAACTACCCGGATATAGGCTATTGCCAGCCCGCCATATTGCCCCACAGCGGTGTTTGTGCTGTACACACACGCAACAGTGTTCCACCGTGGGGAATCGCCGACTTAGTACGTTCATCGGCTACGGTACCGCGCAATCAATAGGCCTTGAACCCATTCCGCCGAATCTTGACGGCGCACCTTCTGCTTTCTTGCATATATCCCCGTCTTTCCGGGGTGCCAGGTGTTTCAGGGGATTACACCACAACCCATCCGGCGGCAGGAGTAGGATTTGAACCTACGCAGGCTGTAGCCCATACCGCATTAGCAATGCGGCCTCTTGAACCGAACTTGAGTATCCCGCCGTATGCCTAACCGGAATCCAACCGGGGCCACCAGGTGAGTGATGGAGCTGCTTTTACAGGCCGCAGCTTACCGAA